GAATACGCACAACGAATTCACAAGCTTAATCATCAGTGGTGGCATGATCAATTCGGCAATCGTCTGGATCGTAATCCGGGTGAGCTTCTAATGCTCGTGGTTACTGAACTTGCAGAAGGTGTTGAAGGTCTTCGAAAGAATCTTATGGATGATCATTTGCCACATCGCAAGATGATTGAAGTTGAACTTGCTGATGCTATGATCCGGCTTTTTGATTTTGCTGCTGGTTTTGGTTATGAGCTTTTCGGTAAAACACCTGTAATTCTTGAAGAAGAAAACGAATCAGAAATCCTCCTTTACGCAACTCATTATGTGTTTGACATTTATAATGCACACACACAAGAAGACCCCGCATCTTACGACATCGAATTTGCTATTTCATTTATCATAGCATACGCTGAAAAATTCGGCTATGATGTTTGGGGCGCTCTAGAAGAGAAGCTTGAATATAATCAAAAGCGCGCTGATCATAAGATCGAGAACCGTTTGAAGGAAGGTGGAAAGAAGTTCTGATGCAGGGAATTGAAGTAACATACAAAGGTCATTTCGGTTCTGATTTGGAACACGTAAATGCAGCGCGTGTCTCATTTGGTCGTGAAAGTGATTGGCAGTGGATTCCAAATCCAAATAAGATTACACGAGATATGGTAAAGTCTCTAAAGGATTCCGATAAGCGATTGCTCCAATTCCTTGCACGAGGAATTACGTCCGATGATTGGGAAACATTTCTTCACGAATTGGAACATTGTGACGCAGAAAGCATTAGCAATGTTCTATGGCAGTGGCGCGATATTGCAGAACATCGTTCGCCATTCAATCATAGCTTTATCTCTTTGCATGTCAAAGCCCCTATCTTTGTTGCACGTCAGCTTGTGAAGCATGAATACATGCCATGGAATGAAATGAGCGGACGCTATATCGAATTCAAGGAAGATTCATTCTTTAAGCCTGAAGAATTCCGCTCTAAAGTTCGTGATAAGAAGCAAGGCAGCGGTGATCCAATTGAAGGTGACATGAAGCTTGTTCTTGAAACAATCTTTGATACGAATTCAAAACAAGCTTTTTATGATTATCAGAATGCCTTGTCTGCTGGTCTTTGTGAAGAACAAGCGCGTGGGCTATTGCCTCTCAATCTATTGACTGAATGGCGGTGGTCTGGTACGTTTGGAGCATGGGCTAAGGTATTGCGTCATAGATTGGCAAGCGATGCTCAAAAAGAAACACAATACGTTGCAAAGCTTTGTGGTGATATCATTAAGCCTTTGTTCCCTGTAAGTTATGATTCTCTAGTTGAAAGGAAGTTTTAATGTTTAATGTTGGTGATAAAGTTCGTGTGCTGAATGACGATGATGACCGCTTTCCAAAAGGGTCAATTCAGGAAGTAAAATCGCTTTCCGATGATTATGATGGTGTTTACGTTATTGATGAAAGTTCTGGACTTCTTTTCTTTACTGATGTTGAAAAGGTAGATTCAGTTCCCGTTTACGATCCACGAGAAGATACTTGGTCAAAAGTAAAGATCGATCTAAACTCTCTCCCTTCTGTTAGTGATCATATTAAAATTGGCGGTGAATTGGTAGAACAAAAGAAATTCTCTCATGAACGCTATCAGGAAATCGTCAACCAAACGGTCGAACAGATTAATGAACTTTCTGAAAAGAAGGGAGGAGAATATGCCGGTGATGTAGATCGTCTTGCCAACTTCCGCCGCAATGCAAAAAATCTTGAACTTACGATGGAAGATATTTGGTCTGTATATGCTGGCAAGCATTGGGATGCAATTCAGCAATACGTCAAAGACGTTCGTTCAGGTAAGAAGCGTGAGCGACTTGAAAGCATTTCAGGTCGTGCCGATGATATGATTGTATATCTCATCTTGTTTAAGGCTATGGTTGAAGAAAGGGGTAATTGAGATGGATTTTAAAGATAGTGGAATTTTCGAAGTTCGAGAATATGAAGGAATCAAGGTTCTATTCAAGGTAGACTGCGAGTATGATAAGAATCAGTTTGAAGAAGTTTACACAATTGAGTTATGTTGTGAAATAAATGAAATAGTAATGTCAAAGAAATTTTATGCTTCTCCTGATGCGACTGCGCTTGAATTTTGGTCTGAATTCAACAGCGTTTCTGGTGAAGGAGAAACGATAATTGACTGTCATGGTCTTAATCTTGTCCAATCTCTTAAAAGAGCCTTGGTAGAATTCAACTCTTGACTTGTAACAATTAACCGTGTAAGCAGGTCGTTGAAAAATGGCCTGCTTATTTGCATGTAAAGGGAATTAAATGCAGTTTGAAAATTTGGAATCAATTCCATCAGTAAAGAAGTATCTTGACCGCATTGGAGCCGAAAGTCGTTCTCTGCTTGTCGCGGTTATCAAGGAAGAAGGATCAGCCGGATATTGGCGCGATACTCATGTTATTAAGTTCACGAAAGAGGGTGACATTACCGTCACTCCTGAAAATAACCCGCTTATCAATCCAACTGGAGAAGAAGCAACACTAATCAAGAATGAATTCGGTGGCATTCAATGGCCTGAAGCCGTCTTCATTGAAGATGTTAACGATAAGTCTTTGCCTAGTATGTGGTTGAACGCCACAGATGAAAACAAATTCGTTTATCGTGACGAAAACAAGAATGTCGTTATGCTTCAGTTGCGCATTGATGACAGAAAGGGAAAGAAATACGTACCTATTTCCAAATGGTCTGATGGCAAGTACCGATTTGCAGAGCCGGGGGAAAAGCTACCTCTTTTCGGACTAGAGCATATCAAGAAAAGCCCATATGTCTTGATCGTTGAAGGTGCAAAGACGGCACGTTTCGTTCAATGGATGATTGATGGTGAAACTGCTGAAGCTCGTCAAGCCTTGGAAAATCATCCTTGGGGCGACAAACTAAAAGCTTTTACTGTTGTAGGTTGGGCTTCTGGTGCATTGTCTCCTGCAAGAACTGACTGGAGCGCTATTAAGAATAACGGTATTGTTAAGGCTTATGTTGCTCTAGATAATGATGAACCGGGGCGTGCTGCATTGCCACAGATCGCAAAAGCTTTGCGTTGTGTGACACATGCTATTGAATTTAGTCAGGAATGGCCTGCAAGCGCTGATTTGTTTGACCCTTTCCCTCCTGTATTCTTTAAGGAGATTGACAGCCGTAAATATTATATTGGCCCTAGCTTTGATGATTGCACATATCCAGCAACTTACATGACTGATTTGATCGTGGTGCCAGACGGAAAGAAGGAAAAGACTGTTCCCGTTCTTCGTTCACATGCCAAGAACCTTTATCAGTGGGTTGAAGAAACAGGATCATTCTGTTACTTGGATATGCCGCACTTGTCTTATAGTGCAGAGACTATTGATAATGTTTTGCGTCCATTTTCTGACACAAGAAAGGTTAGCGAACTTATTTTACAGAACTTCAACGGTCGTATTACGTCCTTTGATTATTCTCCAGCAACAAAGAAGCGAAGGATTATTGTTAATGGTAAGGCGGTGATCAATCTTTACAATCCATCATCTATCAAACCACAATATGGTGATCCCAAGCCGTGGCTTGAATTCGTTGAACAGTTGATTCCAAAACAGGAAGAACGTGAACATTTGTTGCGTTGGGTTGCAACTCTCTATGCTCACCCTGAAATTCGTATGATTTGGTCGCCTTTGTTGATTTCTACACAAACAGGAACGGGCAAATCTACACTAGGTCAAATTGTCGCAGAACTGGCAGGACGCCACAATGCTTCTTTCCCTAGTGAGCAAGTTATTGCTGGTGAATTCAATAGCTGGATTGCGCAAAAACGTTTGGTTGTAGTCAATGAAATTTATCAGGGGCAGTCATGGAAAATGTTTACGAAGCTAAAGGATTTGATTTCAGAGCCTTTGATTACGCTTCGTAAGATGCACCGTGACCCTATTGACATTTCTAATTGGGCGCACTTCCTCATGTTTTCTAATTCGTTAGCGGCCTTGAGAATTGACGCACAAGACAGACGTATCTTTGCACCTACTGTCACTGAAGAACGTTGGCCTGATGATAAATGGCACGAGTTTCATAACTGGCTTTCTTCGGGAGGTTATTCTATCATTGCTCAATGGTGCCTTGACTATGGGGATTATGTTAAGCGCGGTGAGCGAGCGCCTGAAACAGAACGCAAGTATGAAATTATTGAAGCTTCTCAGTCTAAGGCTCATCAGAGGATTGAAGAACTTTCGGGAATGGTTCGCGATGATAAGAATCCTATTGTGTTGAGTTTGACACATGTGATTGAGTGGATTGAACAGTCTACTAAGAGCAAGGTTTATGAAACGCCATTGCAGATTAGGAAGCTGTTTGGTGAGTCTGGTTTGGTTGATGCTAAGGATTTGGGATTGAAGTCTCGTATCAGTTACAAATCACATCTAACTTATTTCCTTTTGAACAAAAAAGCTGTTGAAATGACAAGCGGATTGTGCGATAAGGAATTAACGAACAAGCTAAAAGAGTTTGTTAAACAGCCAAATCAAATTTTGAACGAAGATGAAAGCGTAGTGTGATGGATAGGAAATATTGGGAACAGTACATTGAAGAAGGTGAAAAGACTTCAATGATTGGGGATATCGCAAAAGACTTCTTGAAAATGGTTTCTCTTGGTGTTATCTTGGTTTCAATGGTTCTAATCGTTGCAGCGTTTGCAGGAGCAATCTAAATGAAAAATCTTCTAATCGCTCTTATTTCCCTTCCAATTCTTGCCGGATGTAATTTGTCCGGCAAGATCGACTACAAGGCTGAAGGAGAGATTATTTCTAAGAACATGACGCATAATGTAATGTGTCGCGGTGTTAGTGGTTATGATGCTGGCGCTGGCGATGTAGCTAAGGCGCGTGTTGCTTACCTAAAATCCAAAGATGGTTTCGATATGAATGAACTGCACTTTTGGGTTGACTTTAACAACGATCTTCAGTTGATCAAATTGAAGAATTCGGGGCTTGAAAAATTCTGCAATAAGAAGAAGTAAATTGAATAAGACAACGTCTAATAAAATTTGGTTGATCGTTACAACTGCTTTGGTTACAATAATTCTTTCTGGTGGTGGTTATGTCACTGGCAAGGTGGAGGCGAACGATTCATTTAAAAATATGTGCGATAAGGTAGGAGTGGTTCTAATTGATAAAAAAGTTTACACATGTAATAAAGAGTAATTCTTATAAATTCGATGGATTGCTTGCCTCATGGCTGACACTCCTAACTTTGATCCTTGTTTTGAAGGTTGTATGATGAGACATTTTAGAATCTACACAAAGGACGGTTGTCCGCATTGCGTCAACGCCAAGGCTTTGCTTAAGTCTTATGGGTTCTATATAGAAGAGCTCAACTACAACCCTGATGATCCCAACGATCAAAGAATTATAGAATTATTTTTTGATCATGGATGGAAATCTTTTCCATTGATTTTTGAAATTGGTGTATTGCCAAACAAACAAGCGCTTTTGATTGGTGGCTTTAGTGATTTGAAGGATTATCTTGATGACGAACTTTAAGAAATTTATGCGAAAGCCATTGATTAAGCTTTTATGGCTTCCTTTCATTTACATTGTTATGGTTGGAGTTGCAATTATTCAAATCGTAATTGATGTACTTCGTAGCGATATTTGGGAAGAAGTTTCTAAAGTGTTTGGAGAAATTACCACAGAAATTAAGAAGACTTTTAAGGAGTTGGTAGGAAAATGACAAGAGAAGAATTGAAAACTTGGATTCTTTACGATAAAGATACGGGAAAATTCTTCTGGATATATAATAAATCAAGGCGCAAAGAATTTATATCAAAGTTCGTAGGGAAGGAAGCTGGACACTTGTCTAAAACAAGTGGCTATATTTCTATAAAAATAAATAATATTGTTGATTTTGCGCACAGATGGGCCTTCTTATATGAATTTGGTTACATTCCTAAATATGTAGACCATATTAATAGAAAGAGGGATGATAACAGAATCGAAAATCTAAGGGACGTTTCTGCTATCGTAAATGGTAGAAATTGTAACATTAGCACTAATAACAAAAGTGGATTTACGGGCGTTCATTTTGATACAAAAAGAAAGAAGTGGGTCGCCACTATAACAGTAAATAGAAAAATGATACATTTAGGCAGATTCAATGCCAAAGAAGAAGCTATTAAAGCTAGAGAGGAAGGAGAAATAAAATATGGGTTTAAATAAAATAGTTAGCAAAAGTGAATTCGATGAGCATTTAGACTTGCTAGATGAATACCGTAATGCTAAGGAAGACAATGCTAAGAAACTTAAAGAAAAAGCTGCCGGATACTCGCCTTACGATCTTGCGCTAAACGTTCAGAAGAACGAAGAGAAGTTTCGGATTCAGGTTAACGACATTCGAGATACATTTTTTGTCATTAATGGAAGGGGAGTTTGATATGATCGATTGGATTGAATGGAATTATAAGGTGATTGGCTAATGCGTATAACTTACAAGTCTGAAAATTATGAATTCAATAAAGTCAACAGCGAGCATTTCGGATTGATTGAGCATGATGGTGCATATTCAGCCGTCTATGAACAAAGAGACAGAAAAGGAACAATGATTAAAACATGGCAATGTTGGATAAAGAAGCCTGAAGATGTTCTTGATTATCTTAGCGATTTTTATGAGACGCTACAGGAGGCGACAAAAGCAATTGGAAAATCATACTGGATGGTAAGGGTTTAATATGGAATGGGAATTCGGAGATAAGTTTAGGATTCGTCCTGAAGCGCTTGATTTGTTTCACGAAAATGTAAACAGCGACACTATTTATACGCTTGAATATCTTGGCGATCCTGATTTTTATCACTTCTATATCAAGGTTGATGATTTTTGGATGTTGCAATGCATCAAGCGTGACGAAATTAATGAACAAGTGGAAAGGATTACAATTGAACTATATTAAAACACTAAACGGAATCTTCAATTATGACGACATTGAATCAAACGTTTTAGATGTTGAGTCTATTGCTCATTCTCTAAGCCTTCAGTGTCGTTATGGTGGTCATGTTCCTGTCATGTATTCGGTTGCAAATCATACTTTAGGTATGCTTGATCAATATGTTCTTGATCATGGCCTATACGATGTAAAGCTTGTTACACTTGATCACATTCGAGTAATGAAGCAAATTCTTATGCATGATGCTGGTGAGGCTTATCTTACTGACCTTATGCGACCTATCAAGCGCCTTATGCCTGAATATATGGAAGTTGAAAAGTGTGTTGATGCTCACATTTTCAATTTCTTTGGCTTGGGAGAGAAGCTTGATATTGTCAAAGAATATGATAACCGAATCCTAGCTGATGAAATGATTTCATTTTGGGGCGAAAGTTATGTTGACTTTGAACCATTTGGGCGTAAGGTTGAAGGTGATCCGTCTGATTTCAGAATCTTGAAGCAGGGTTTCATTGTCACTTGGAATGCAATTGTTGAAAAGGAAAAGGAACTAAAGAATGTCTAAGAAGTATTTTATCGATATCTTCCGGTCTGCTGATGAAGATTATGAAGCTCGTGATGAGTGGAAAAGCCTTAGCCTTGAAGAAGTTGTTCTTGTTCTGGATAATGTTGACTTTGAAGAAGGCGCTATTTATTGCCTTTCCGAACAGGGTGGCGAAGAAGATGTAGCGCGATGGAATAGCTACGATAAATCAGTTATTAATGCATATCTTACGTACCTTTCTTACAAGGAACAATTCGATTTTGAAAACGACTAAGCATTGTTTATACGCAACAACGTATAATTAAAATCAATACGCTAATGCGTATAAATTTAATTGACTTTTAAGACTCATTATGTTATAAGTAAAAAGACCCTGCATCTTTGGTGCGGGGTTTTCTTTTATTTGCGCAAATAATAATGGGAGTTTTTAATGGCAGAGTTGCCGCATACTTATACTAAATTAATCCATCCGCAAGTTGTTGACGAACTTTGGCTAAAAAAGAGCGATGGAACTTACGAACGAATGCCGTTTGATGGAGATGGTTCCCCAATTACTATGGATTGGGATGATATTCAAAACAAGCCTTCAGTTATTTCTTTTGGCGAAACTCAAGCTGAAGCTAGAGAAGCAATTGGGGCAATTGGGGCTGATGACATTCCTGAATTGCCAACTGAAGACAGACTTATCCCTTCAGGGGGTTCTGCAGGACAAATTCTTAAGAAGACTTCTACAGGCGTAGAATGGGTTCAAGTTGAAGAAGGTGAATCTTATAGCAATATGCTACAATCTGTTGCTGATGGTAAAGTTAGCACTACTGGAGAGCTTATTAGTTCTCTCGTGCTGAACACAACTATTGGGAATAGAATTACTGATCTTCGCGGAAAGCCTAATGGACTCGCAAGTCTTGACGCTTCTGGCGTTGTTCCTATGAACGAACTTAACGTTTCAGGGCTAGAATTTAAAGGCGCTTGGAATGCTGACACTAACACTCCAGCGCTTCTTGATGGCTCTGGAGTTGTTGGAAATTTCTACAAAGTAAGCGTTGCAGGCTCTTATAATTTCGGCAACGGTGAATACGTTTTTCAGGTTGGTGATTGGGTTATGTATGCCGGTGGCACATGGCAAAGAATCGGCGTTCATGAATCTGTTACTTCTGTAAATGGAATGACGGGCGCTGTTGTATTGCCAAGTTCTCCCGTTCAATCTGTTAATGGTCAAGTTGGCGCAGTTTCAATTAACGCTTCTGACGTAGGTGCAAAACCTGAAAACTATACTCCAGATTGGGATGAAGTGAATAACAAGCCTCCAAGGCTTTACAGTTCAAGAAATCGTATTAGTCAACCAGTTCAAGCTTTTTATCGTATTGCTGGATCGGTGCAAAGCCTTGCTAATGGAAGCTATACAACGCTTAATATTTTTAGCGGTAATGGTTTTGATGATTTCAGTATTAGGAACGGCGCAACCTTTACAGTTCCTTCATGGGCTAAGAGAATGCGAGTCACGGCTCAATTAACATTTGATGCTATTGGTTTAGATAAGCTCGCTTGGTTGGGTGTTAAATACAATGGCTCATATATTGCTAGTGTTTCTAACAATGGATATGGTACTTTTAGCAGACCAGTGCTAAACCTTTCTACTGGTTGCCATGGTGTTGTTGGCGGTCAAACTTTTACAATTGATGCTTATCATAATAATGGAAGTGCAATTAACACAACGGCTTATTCAAGCTTTCCTTCTTTTCTGAGTGTTGAATTTTTTGAAGAGTTGCCAGAATAAATTAAAAGCGCTGTCCTTAACCGGATGGCGCTTTTTTTCGTTTGACATGGCTTATTGATTATGGTTAGGTGTGGTAAATCAAACGAAGGAGAATTAGAAATGCCTAGCAATGTATGGGATAAAGGAAACTGGATCGGTATTCGTGATAGCCTTGGAAGGGAAATCCAAGTTGGAGATACTATCATGTATGATGCAACTGTTTGGGGATGTAGTGTAAGTAATCGTGGCGTTGTGGAATATGATGCTGAAGAAGCTTGTTTTGGAGCAATCGGAACGCCTTCAGAATGGTCTGAATTTACAACTATTATCAAGAAGTGGGATGAATAATGACTTGCACTGTAATGTTTAACAAAGATACAATCCATTATCTTGAATATGTTCGTAAGAGTGATGAACGGCAGTATCTAGGAAAAGATATTTATACTGTATTTCGCCACCCTGAAAAACAGCAATTCATTTTCAAATGGGATAACCGTTTATTTTTGTACGATCCTACATACTCACAAAACCCCGAATATATAAAAAATCCTCATCGTGAGACAGTTCTTTGTATGGAGGTTTTTGATATCTTTATGGATGGATTGAAATGACAGACTTCATTCATTTCGCAAAAGATACTGACGATTTCCTAGATCATATCGACAAGATTGAGCAATCATGGTCTAGGGTTATTGATGGTTTTGCCTACGTTGGCGAGTCTAAGAAAACTGTAGACTTTAGCAGGATCGTTGCAATCAAGGCTGATTTGCTTGAGCCAGAAAAATATCGTTGGGTTAAAGGTAAAATCGTGAGGAATTTTAAGGTTAAGGGAGAGTTGAATTGAACGTGTTTTATCCTACCCAATTTGTCAAGTGCATCGTTGATTTCTCAAAAGCCACAAACAAGGTTCAAGTTAGCAAGGTTCCTAAGCTTAATGAGATTTGCATCGTTCGTAACACTGCATTCGAAGAAAGTGAGAACTTTGTTTATGTGACAGGTGCTAAGGCTTATACGCCAAAGATGCCAACACATGTTTTCATTGCAGTTAAAGATTGTTCAGGGATGAAGCTTTTGAAATCGTTCTTAGACGATCCACGTAAAATAATTCAGGAAACTGCATTTTAATTGTTGACGGACTTTTTATCATGTGCGATAAATGATCATCGAAAGAAGGAAAGGGATTGTTGATTATGGATAAGCTGAATTACAAAATCGCTCATGGTGTAATGCCTGAAGGAGTAGACCCTAATGACTTTGTTCGGGTGGTAATGCTTGATGGCTACACTGAATATGATATGGCGAGCTTCATTGATTGGGATGAAGTTGAAATGTATGCAACAGTTGGAGAAGAATAATGCTTAAAGTTGGTGATAAAGTTCGTGTTGTGAAGATTATCAATGGCGGAGAAGATTCCATTGGTACAATTTCTAGAATTGTTAAAGTAGATCGTGACGATCCAAGACTCACCTACATGCTTGAAAAAGAGTGGTGGTATAATGACGAAGAACTTGAGTTGTTTTATGACGAAATGAATCCCGTAAAGGAAGTAAAAAAGTATCTTGAGCATGGCATTTATGGGAGGTTTTTTGTAAGAGAAGAAAACAGCCATCAGGAAGGAATTAATATATCTCTTGTTGATAGGGGTGGAAATGATGACAAAACTATTCACATTCTAAATGCTGAAGAACTTCGAAATGCAGCAAAACTTTTCAACAACTTGGCTGATTATCTTGAGGAGAAGAATAATGCTTAAAGTTGGCGATAAGATCAAGATTATTGATTATGGTTTGTTCTCTATCCATCCTGATATTCGAGAAGAATATTATGTGATTTCTGAAGTTGAAGATTACGGATTTGAAAAATATTATTTTAAGGTTGATAATCACGGTAGCATTTATTCTCAAGGATTCACTGAAGAAAATATCGGAACATACGTAGAAAAGATTGAAGACTAAAATTAAGAGCGCTTCGGCGCTCTTTTTTGTTGCTTATGGTTGTGATATCGTTTAAAGTGGTTTATGAAGGAGATCGAAAGATGGAAAAAGCATTAGAATATCTTATCGAACAGCATAAACATTGTCAGGATAAGCTTGATTTTTATTCAAGCCCCGGAAATGGAGCATGGGCTTTCGCCAACAATTACAAAGACAGGTTGAAACAGCTTGATGAAGCTATTGTTAAGTTGGTAACTTTTGAAAAGGCTGAAACATGAAATTCTTATTCGATGCAGAAACAAAACAGTTGTCAAACTGGCTTTATCATATTAAGGTTGATTCGGGCTGGTACGTCACTAACGATGAGAAATTGTTTGAACACTATAACAAGTTGATTGGAGGGTTGGTTTAACATGACATGGAAGGACGTTAGTATTCACCTTATTTGGGCTTCTCTGATTGCGTTTTCAGTTGCATGTTGCACTCTGAACGAATCAAAAGCTGGTGAATCAGTATTCGGACCAAAAGACACACACATTGGTACATTGTATATGGTTGATAATCCTGTCGAGAGTTTGGGTGAATTTTGGAGCTTGCAACATTGTGAGTTTGTCGGTAAAGGAATTGAGAACCACTTTAAAGAGAAAACGTTGCAGCGGCCATATGAGACAACACCGCAGCAAGCTTTAGTGTGGATGACAGCAAAAGTTAAATGTGAAAGGAAATAAGATGGTTGAAGTTAAGATTAAGAATGATAAGCATTGGTCTGTCACTAATGGATATCTAAAGGCTAATAAGTGGTATCCAATTGAAGAACTTTGGAATGGAGAAACTTACACAATTTCAGGAGAGGATAGTGAACATGGCTTTCCAGTGTTTCTAAATATTTATCAAGATATCGATGTAGAAGTTCGAGAAGTTCTTAAACTGGAAGTAGGCAAGAAGTACGTAACCAAGGGCGGCGTTGTTGTAGGGCCGATGGTCAAGAGTGATAGAGGTTGGGTTGATCAATCTGGCAACAAAGACGAATTTGAAGATGACCGTGATTGTGTTTATTCAGGAAGCGGAAAATTCATCTATGGCGATGAAGAAGATTGTGAAAATATTGTGAGTGAGTATGTTGAAGAATTCCATACTATTGAAGAAGGATTTCGCGCTCTGGAAATAAAAATTGATGGTAAAAGTGTTGAAGAATATGTAAGGGTTTTCTATGAAACTTTGGAAGAAAGTAAACACAATCCAGTTGAAGAAGTAACCGTTAAGCGGCTCAAGGCTGGAACGTATGGACGGTTGAAACTGTCAACAGACGGTTATCATGCAATCAATATCAGAGTTGTTGATGGCGGTCGCACATGGTCTAAGGATGATATTGAACAGGCAATTGAAACTTTGACAAAGATTAAGGATGCTAGGTGATGAGTGATTACTTTCAAGGTTTGTTTTGTGGCATTCTTGTAGGTGCTGCAATAGTTTGCACAATTGGAATATTCATTTAACAATGAAGGGGTTTAATATGGAAAAAGAAATAATTAAATACGAGATTCTAGCTCGCATCAAAAACAATGATGAATTTACTTTCGCTTTCCTTCATTCTGGTCTTCCTGATGCAGCTTACAGGATTGCAGACAGGACATTGCAGAAGCTTCGCAAGGAAGGGAAGATTTCGTTTCGTAGGGAAGGGCGTACAGTTATATGGAGGAAGGTTGGTGAGTGACTCGTTCATGCTTTCAAGCATTTTGGGAATGTTTGTAGGAGCCGCTATTGCAATAATTGTAATAGTCAATTTCATTTAACAATGAAGGGTGTGCTTAATCGGCACATCCCTTTTTTTTTGCGTTTTGGGTAAAATAGTTGTTGCACATGGTTTATGGATGTGAGATAAAGGGTTCAGAGAATAAAACAAACGAGTTGGAGAAACGGGAATGAAAACCGAAGCAATCTACATCACACCCGCAACAGACAGCACTTGCGCTTGGAATAAAGAAAAGAAGCGCCTCGTAAGTGTTGATCGCGCCACCAAGTTTGAATCTTTGGAACACGCGGTCAATTACTGGCATGAAAACAAGGCAATCTTCCCGGAACACGTTGTTGTTAGAGAGTTGGTATTCTAAACCTTCCGGTTTCCGCCTTACGGGGCGGTTTCCCGAATGTTTGGTAAAAGGAGAAAAAGAAATGAAAAAGCAAGTAAAAATCCATCACCTTAAGAGTGACGAAGTAGAAATTGAATTGTTTGCTGAATTCATTTTTCGATATGGTGAAGTAATTTATCATGTTAAAGAAAATGGATTAATCGCGAGTATCAATTTTTATTCATATGAAAGAGCTTCTAATACTTTTAGAGAAATAGCTAATTCATGGGGATGGATCACAAGCGATTGTGAAAGGAGTTGAACGTGTTAAACGACAAAACAATTGAAGAAGTAGCAAAAGCTATTTATTATAGTTGGGAAAATTATCCTCACGCTTCTGATAGGTCTTGGGATAAGCTAAATGAAAAGCTTCCGGGTGCTGTTGAAGTTTTTAAGAAACATGCTGTTGCGGCTATTGGCGCGATTGCTATTCATAAGGAAAATTGATTATGAGTGAAGAATCAAAGACAGGAGGCAGCAACCATGGCGAATGAATTGAAGCCTTGTCCGTTTTGTGGCGGCAGTAATCTCGACACCTACTATTGCGATATTGAAGGCTGGATTGCTCACATCAAATGCGATGATTGCGACGACATGATCGGGCCTATGAGCGAGTTTAAATACGAGAACAAGGAAGAAGCATACGAGGACGCATCTAAGCGCTGGGACACCCGCCCCGCCGCTCCGGTCGAGGGGTTGAAGACGGTTGGCTTTGACCTTGAGGAAATTCGCAAAGCGGTATTCGGTGATGTTGGCGACGAACCCGATGTTTATTCCGACTATGATTATCTCTGCGAATTGTCGCGAAAAATGCGCGAAGCTGTTCGGTTTTGCTCGCAGGCCGAGGCCATCATTGCGGCGAAGGATGCGAAGATTGCTGATCTCGAAAACGAGTTGAGCAGTTTCCGTTCCAGCTTCAAGGAACAGACATCATTGAAAGCCGACAACGCGGCGCTGACTGCGCGGTTTAAGGAATTGGAGCACGATCTTAACGGCGCGAAAGGTAATGCGAAGAACGCATCATCAAACTCTATATACTGGCGCGGTCAGTATGAAGCTTTAAAGGCCGAAAACGAGAAAAAACAAACAGTAAAGTGGGATGCTGATGGCTTTTGAAAACCCGAAAAAGAACGCGCCGCATTGGAGGCCAAGCCATGACAATTAACATTGAATTCGGTTGGTGGCTAATCCCCGCTATCATTACAGCCATATCTTTTATCATTGCCTTTTGGCGTAGCGATAAGAGTTACGCCCATGGATTGAGTGCTCTGGGGCAAGCAATGTCGAACGCCTTCCTCTACCTTTTTGCTTTGGTCGCTTCTCTCATATCATGGCTGGTTTGGAGCTTAATTACATGACCCTCATTGACAGACTATCCAAGCTGGACGGGCCGAACAGAAGACTGGACCACGAAATTCATATTCTGTTTTTTGTTGCAGACGACAAGAAAGACACCGTGGAATGGAACCATTTCGGATCATATTCATGGTCGCCATCACCTGATCATGTCATGATCGACAAGGTTCCTTCCTACACCGCCTCTGTAGACGCGGCTATCGCGCTGGCAGAGAGGGTGTTGCCGGGGTGGAAATGGTACGCTGGAAACTGGAATGTTCACGCGGCTGTTTTGTCGCCGGACCGGAACAATGATCAGCGCGCCGTAGCTGCAACTCCCGCCATAGCTCTCTGTATTGCTGTGCTCAAAGGACACGCCACCATCTTACGCGTAAAGGAGGCAAGTCATGGTCAATGAATTAATATTTACATTTCTGATCTGGCTGTCGGGCGTCGCCATTGGATATTCCTTCCATGATCTATGCAGACGACAGGCCTATAAAAATACAGGTGAAGCCGATGAATAAGGACATGGAAAACACGTTCAACCTTATGGCCGAACTTGGCGGCAGCGATGAACGTCTTGGCGCGAATACTACGCCGATCATTAACGCGCCATTGCGGCACAACACATCAAAGCCATGCGGCGGTTGCGGCGCGACAATTGAGCGTGAGCGCTGTATAGGCTGTATGCACGATTTCGGAACTGCGGAGAGTGCATGGGTGCGCGCCATGCTCAACGCCAGCCCACTAGGGGAGCAGAGCGAATGAAGTAAAATAAAGCGCCTACGGGCGCTTTTTCTGTTTGACATGGATTATGGTTTGTGGGATAAAGGGTTATCAAAAGGAGATGAGTGATGGATTTTTCTAAAGAGGAGATAGTATTCTTAAAAAGAATGCTTCATCATTTCATAGAAGGTAAGAGCGTAGAGGATTGCGCGAAAGCAGTTATTGAAGACGATGAAAGAATTTTTGAAGCTTTATTTGATAGAAAGACTAGCTATTTTATCCCCACTTATGACGAAAGAGGAAGATCACATTCTACGAATGAAGGGAAAGGAGATGTGATAGCAAGAGAGATTTCTAAAAAAGTATATAATAGGTTTAGAGAAGGAGAAAACAAATGATAACTGTAGAACGCATGAGCGAAGATAAGCTTTCAACAATTGTTTGGAAGTTCACAACATATATGAACACAAGCACTGATCGCGTGACTATGAGAGTTAATTTTTACGGTGAAGGTATCAGGGAAACAAAGCGACATAAGTTCGTTTATGAAGTGAAGTACGATGGCAGTGATAGAAGAAATTCTACTATTAAAGAATGCCCCGATATCCCTGAAGATGTTTTTCAAGAAGCTATCAAACAAGTTGGTTTTGAGGTTAAGAAATGACCAAACAAGAACGCGCCAAAGCTCTTTATAAATATGGCAAGAGCTATCCACAAGCGTTTCCGAACGCTCTTGAACAAGCTTGTGAGTTATATAAACAGGATCGGATTGAAAGGGGTGTGGAGTGATATCACAACATCTAAATGAAAGGTTTGTGAATTTATTCCTATATAATCCAATTATAGATGAAGAGGAAGGAGTGGCAACATTCCTTCTTTATAATCTTTCTGGTCAGATATGCGGCTATCAACAATATAGACCTTCAGCAGGGAAAGAGAAGAAAAACCATCCAAGAGAGGGTAGGTATTTCACCTATCGAACAAGCGGAAAGGTTGCTGTTTTCGGTCTTGAAGTATTCAATAGAAATGGACCTTTGTTTGTAACTGAAGGAATATTTGACTGCGTAAGAATTCATAATTTAGGGTTTGCTGCAATAGCAACACTTTCCAATGATCCAAAACATATAAGTAGCTGGCTTAACACTTTAGGAAGAAAAACAGTTGCTGTTTGTGATCCGGGCGCAAGCGGAGACAGAATAAAGAAATACACAAATTATTATATAAAGCCTAATATAAACAAAGACTTAGGAGATATGACTAACAAAGAGGTTGAAGAAGTTTTGAAAGATTATTTGAAATAAGGGCGCTCTAAGCGCCCTTTTCTTTTATCAATCTTCCAACTCATAATAGCCGTCATGCGTGACTGTAATGCCATATTCATGAACATGACCGGGGAAAAAGTATTTCTTCTTCTTCAGGCGGATGCCGGTGATAAACGCAGTCATTGACAGGTAAGTCATCATTGTGTTGAACTGCTTATTAAAGTCTTCCTCATTGTTGGCGAAAATTACATTAACGCTGTCGCCTGCATTCATCTTATCAAGGGGAAGGAATGATCGGCGATCACGCTTTTCATTGTTATTTCGCTGGTTATAATCAGCATATGGGGCGCGTTCATTATAGCGCTGAATAGGAGTGACGAGGTATTTTGTAGTACGCTTTGCCATGTATTTTCCTTAAAATTAGTTGACATTGACCATGGATTATGGTCTAGTGAGGTTATGAAAACTGATAAATTTGATGGAAGTCAAAATCAATTTCATATAGTCTTATAGCACATTGTGCATATGAATGTCAATAGATCATATAGATCGAAAATGGCGAATCCTATGGACATTTACTATGGATCATATACTGGAATTTAGAAATCATTAAGTGAGAAAAAGGGCTAAAAAGGCTATTTCATATAGTTTTTCTTGCTAAAAAGGCCGATTTCATGTTATATGATTTATAGAAAGTGTATTATGGTTTATGGAAAGTGTATTGTTGAAAAATGCGTCAATGCGACATATTGTCACTACAGAACATCAAAATTTCCATCAAAAATGTGTTGAAAAGCCAAAATTGATGGATTTTAAAAGCTCAATAAAAATAAAGGTTTAGAGAGATATTTCTTTCTTTCTTTCTTTATTTTAATCAATTTATCAAAAATAAATAATAAAAATAAAATTATATACAAATTTCACAATATACTTTTCACGCTCTTTTAAGAAACTAACCAAATCACTTGTAAAATTGATGGATTTTGGCAAAAACTGATGAATGGAGAAAACATGAGAACTGAAGACGATTTTCGAAAAGACATGACAAACATTTTTGATCGTGATGGCGTATGGTGGTCAAGAATTGAGCCAGCGAGAGGAATGAAGCCGGGGATTCCCGATTTGACTGCTTTGCTTTGCGACTACCCTTTTTTCATTGAATTGAAAGTTGGGGAGTTCAGAAACGGCCTACTTTATCCAAGGAAGGTTCGACCGGCGCAAATTGGTTGGCATAGGTCGTTTAATGAAGCTGGAGGCAAATCCTTTATTTGTGTTGGTGTTGAGGATGGAGATAGCTGGAAGGCTTTCTTTTTGAAGCCTGAAGATATATGTGGTTACGATGTCGGAATTCCGACATCGAAATGTTTTTTGGTTAAGTCTTTTGATAATGACTTCACATATAGAGTAGAAAGGGCCACAAAAAGACATTTGTGAGCATTAACACCAAAGAACAACGATAACTCTTGTCGGGTAGGATTTTACCTGACAGGGGTTAAAATCGCGTGAGCGGCTTACCGCTGATGTAAATAACAACTAATGAAAGGAGTATCATGATCGAAATTCAACTTGAAGGCTCTTTTACTGCTCGATACAAAGAGCGAAGCATGGCTAAAATGAAAAAGTCACCTATCTGCCCTTTGGTGAGAGATTTGATTGCTGACGGCACAATCAAGCCTGAAGACCCTATCCTTGTCACTCGTGACGGTAAGGAGGTATTCAACATCCTGCCTGCTTCATATTGGGCTGAATATGACTATATCGAAGATGACAGATATGGACCTAGACGCAAACAGTTTGTTGAGTTCGAAGGTTTTGAGAAATAAAAAAAGGAGCCTTTCGGCTCCTTAATTAGCTAGATGTGGTTTTTGCTACAAACTCTGAAATGATCAAAATCTTCTTTAGTTGCAACCCTTAACTTATCTGACTCTCCAATTGCAACGAATCCATCCACCCAATTATCGCCGCCAATCTGTGGCTTCCCTGCAATGATGTTGAAGAATTCAGGCTGTGCAGGATAAACATAACCAAGAGTGTTTTCGTTCTTTACAAAGTAAGTTGCATTCATTTCCGTAACTCCTTGTTTCTCTGTGATTTTGTTATCGCATATCTCTGAAGCCACGTCAACACAAAAAGACCGGAAAAGTGAAAATAATTCCACTTTATCCAGCCTAATAAGTTACTAAACCTATGACAGACTTAGCTTTAGTTATAGGAATTATATCAAGCAAACAAACCCCTCTCCATCATCCATTGCCCTCAATCTCGCGCACATGAACCATTATCCATGCTAATGATATACAAGGTCAATCATTTCAAATGGAATGATTAGGATGCTAACTACATAACCATTCAATAAAAAAGAACAAAGCAAAGGCGGCAAGTATTATAAGAAAATCAAAAATAGTCATCTTCTCTCACCAATATACTTAGGCTTATAGCCTTTCTCCTGATAAAGAGCTGCATACCATCCTTCATTCCAATCCCGCCAATCTTGGCTTGCATATGTGAAAGGATTCTTAAAATTCCCTTGACGATAGGCATTTATTCCTAGCCAGTAAGATATCATCTCAAGTTCTCCTTTACTATCCACACATAAACCATGAATATTGCTACCAGAAATACGATCACTATGCCATGTGCTATCAACATTATCTTTTAAGCCTTTTATTTCTTTCTTCAAAGTCAACAATGTCACCACTAGGGATCATACGAAAAGTACCATCGCCAATAGGATCAGCCCCATAATCTCCAGTCTTGGATAAATCAATTGGGTTAGAGACTAGCTTTCCTTTTCGCTGTTGACCATCAAGGATATCTTGAAGATCATAACCAAAAACCTTGTCTGACATTGTTATCTCTCCTTGGTTCGATAATCATTTATCGCATAGATTAAAATGCATTGCAACAGGAAAAATGCATTTAGGCAAAGAAAAAGGCGCTTAGAGCGCCTTAGAAACAATATCATTGAAGCTTTCAGTTGTTGCATATAGACGACCTGACTTGTGCCAGCTTTCGTTGACATGACCATCATTATAGAAGCCATGGCAATTCAAATCATGTCTTGTGCTAACGATGGTTACTGTAACAACATCACCACAACGTGTTACGTATTCACCCGGCTCATCAATAATTACAGGGAGTGAAACCAGTGGAAGGAAGTAAGCTTTAGCCATTCGTATGTTTCCTTTGTTTTTCTCTGAATTCTTTATCGCACAATCCATAGACCATTGCAACAGGAAATTACATTTAGGCAAAGAAAAAGGCGTTAATAACGCCTTTCAATATAAATCCTAATTTCTTTGAATTTCGGCTTACCGTCAATTTTTTCGTTTAAATACATTTGAACACATTCTACTACTTCATCAGCAGGACAATTAAGCATAAGCCATCTTTTCATTCCACATGAATAGACGCCATCTATTCCGTATGTTGAACTCATGAGAACACACAATCTTTCACAAACTTATAATCTTTGAATATGCGATAAGTCATGCCAGATAGGTTATGTTTGTTCTTAAGCTTCATACCATTAATGCGAAGCTCTTCTACAGTTTCACCAACGCATTCAAGATATGTTCCAAGAACCTGAATCATGTATTTAGGCATCTGCTTATCTCCTTGTTTCGATGACTTACATTCCCATACCATGAACCATAAGTCAACAACTAAATTACATTTAGACAAAGAAAAAGGCGCTTAGAGCGCCTTTCTTGCAATTTCAGCAACCCTGTTAAACTGATAACGATGTTTTTGTGGGTTTAGTTCTGCATACTTTCCATTTTTGCGTTGAACGTAAACAGTTTCAATCATACGGCCATTGAATTCTACAAATACTACGCAATATTTCTCATCTTCCAGCATCGTATTCTTCATTTCGATTTCAACTTGAATTCTGCCTTCTTCCTTTGAAACTACCGTAACGTTCATTTCCGTATCTCCTTGCTTCGTTGCATTCTTTATCTCACGATTCTTCACAGTTTACAATAGGAAAAATGAACCATGACAAATATTTTTTGGATCATAAAAATGCCTGTTTTTAGTGATCATTCCGCATCCGAAACAGTTCCATAATGCATGTTACGCGATCCTAAAGGACAAAAGAAAAGGCGCTTAGAGCGCCTTAGTCTTCAATTGTAACGATAATACTTTTGAATCGCTTTTCCCCGTTAGGGGTTCTCTCTTCAAGATAATCTTCAATATGTCTGCCGACCTCATCTTCAGGACATCCAATAGTCAACCATTCTTCATATCCGTGTTGGTAAACACCATCAATCCGATACGTCTTCATTTCATTATCTCCTTGTTTCAATAACCCATAATCTCACAACCATAGGTCATAGTCAATGGCTATTTCTGATTAAAGAGCCTTACATTACCCCTTAATGCTTGTTTTAGTGGTAATAGGTCATATATGTCACTCACTCTCCAAAAACTCTGCAACTTCATTCAATGTTTGTGCCAGCTCTCTAAGTTCTTTGGCGTTTAGAACTTGCATATTAGCAAGTGGATCGCACTCACCAAAGCGATTGACAATATTAAACGTTGGTTCTCCTTGAATTTCTTTAATCATCACCCGCCCATAAACGCCGTCAACCAACACCCGCCCATAAACGCCATCAACCAATTCCTTAGTCACTACTTCACGCACTGGCGAAGGTGTAGGATTTTCGCGGATGATGAAGTCATAGTCTTCTAATGAGTACGAGTATCTTTTCCCCCAAGAATTCAAAACTGTAATGTTGTTACCTTCAGACTCAACAACCTCGTAAAACTTACTCCAACCATTAGCCTTCACCCAATCACCAACTTTAATATCAACCATAATCAATAACTCCTTATCTCGTGTTTCGTTTCCTTAAACTCTCACATCTGCAACCATATGTCAATAAAAAAGGCCGCTAAATGCGACCTTTATGTTTAATGGATAAAGATTTCTACAGCTTTGTTTCGTTCTTTAGTATAGTTACCAAAGAAGTCGTAAGAGCAAACATCATATGGTGTTGTATCTCCTGCCTTATGATAGTATTTTACCACCAAATCACCATACTTCTCAATCTCCGATTCTAGCAACTTGATTAGTTCACTTGCTTTCATATTGTGGCAACCCTTTACTACTTTCGTTTGAATTAAGGAATTCTGTCCATCTGTCAGTTCCATAACTTATGACTTCGTAATCATCACTCATCCAATGAAATTCCCAAAGTTCAGAATAAAAGCACCATGTTTCGTCAGGCCATAGAATGATATCATCCAAGTCACGTTTCATTCAATTCCTCCAATAGATTATCAGCCACAGTCACTAGAACGTCAGCCGGAGTCCAAGGAGTTTGATTATAAGTAGCAATTTCATCAACTATACACTGTGATATGTAGCTCATCTCCTTATAAGTCAAATCCTTGAGACTATCAGCAAACATTGAAAGTCTTGTCTTACTCATTCCGTTAATGTTGTCTGTCATAATCAAAACCCTTCCTTCTGCGAGCAATAAATGATAACAGTAGACAAAAGTTCAAAACACTTTCTATACTCTTCTGCCGATCTGAATTCATGCTTATTTACTGACTTTACATGTTCGTAAGTCAATCTTTCATAGATTGAAATCAACCTATCCATGTTTGTTTCTTTCATCGCCTCATCCCTTTCAAAATCTCAATAGCCTTGTCAAGTGCATTCATCTCGCTTACATGGACATGGATATCCTCATAAGTTCCATAACTCCATGCACGAAAATTCAAACCCTCTAACTCTTTGATAATGCTTTCTCGCTCTTTGTTTACTACTTCATTGACGACTTCGAAATCACCAATAAACCTAAACCTAAGCCTTTTATTTCCGTCTTTATCAATAAAGATATATGCTTCTTCATTATAATTCAATGTAGCTTCAAAAACGTCACCCTTTTTGAAACCACTCCAAGGTGAATCATCAACTAATGCTCTAATCTTCATAATCTCTTTCCCAATATCTAGAGTGTTTCAACGCCATATCAATATCCTTTTCAGGATATCCAGCATCCTTAAGCTGTTTTGTATAGTCTTCCTGCAATGGTGCAGGAAAACCATACCTCCAACCACTAGGCGGATCAACGATTGTTTTACCAATCTGCCAACGTTTTTCAATATCAATCATGGTAGTTCAATCTCACGCTTAAATGAAAATGGAACATCGTGAATCTTCCATGAATATGACTCATATTCGCCATTGTTCATTTTGTAAAAATACATCGTCACTGTTTTAGGCTTTGGTTTATACGATTTACCAAAATTACTAATTCGCACTTGGTATTCGACATCGTCGTGTTTTGCCAAAGCAACCTTCTCACCGACAGCAGTAACTTCATACTCAAGACCATTGTCATGAATCCACAGACTACCGACTTCAATCTTTGGTTCTTTTTCTACGACTTCGAAGTGAAAGTCAGGAATGTAACCGTCTGTGTTACCATTATCATCAACAACACGCCAATATTCTCCACCCTCTGAAATGCTCACTACATCATAAATCTTTCCAGCGGTAAGGTTTCGGTGACAGCCTTCAATAGCTCTAACTTTCATTTTATTTCCTTTCATCAATCAAATCGTTAATAATCCCAATTGCATGAACCAGCGCTTTTCGCTCTGATTCGTACACCCACCAATCATCACCTTCTTCATTACTTAGCGTTAGTCCCATTCGCTCAAGCAAATCATTCAATTCACTGACAATAGTCGTGTACTCCATCATCCATGCCTTTCAAACGAATCAACCATCATCCTGTGATACTGCCATACCTTAATGATTTCATCAGCACTAAGCAAGTCATATTCATCTATATAACCTGAAGTAAGCCAAGAACCATCTTCATGCCTGTGGACTACAAAGGGCATTTCCCCATCTTCATGGGTATGCACCTCTACTTTTTCCATAGGATCAATCCAATCATAAATATCGGACACTACATAATATTTTTTGCCAACTTCAATCATACTTCAACAACCTCATATTCCCATTCATAAAGGAAACAGCGCTTATCACCGTCAATGATCACTACACCTTTATCTTCTTCATCAAAACCATCTTCATGGATTTCATACACATGTCCAATAACAAAGCCTTTGTTTGTTACATACGAATAATCGTGCCTGTCGTCAATCTCTTTAATTCGAACTTTCATAATCAATCCTCCACAAACTCCAGCTCATGTTCCCAAAACAATAGTGCATCACCATCGTTATCGCTAATGTAATATCCGTCATCCCAAATAGTATGCCTTTTGATAACTGTATAAGCCTTACCTTCAGTCACCCATCCAGCGTCAAAATCAAAACCGCCTACCTTTTCACGAATAATTTTAACCTTCATTTAGAATCTCCTTTGTTTGTTCTCCTCGTGCTTTGGCGAGGGTTTTTTCTGCGCGTTTAAACATATTATTAGGCACGTAGTCACTATCTTTGAAATCCATGAATTTAGATAGCACCTCCACCAACTCATCATGCATTTTAACGCACTTGACGATATGGTCGGCATCTTCTGAAGATGAAGCTCTAGCAACCATGTAAGAGGTCGGACCCTCTACACGTATCACAAGGCTTCCCATCGTGTCCCAAGGCGTAGGCGTGTGTTTAACATCAACCATCACACAACCCCCAAGAAATCTTCAACCTTAACAACTTCTATAGGCGTTAGCTTTCGCCCTTCATTCAAGATGTTTAGTAGCGTTTCCTTGAACTTCTCTTTGTTGTGAATAGAGACTTGCATCAGGTTCCATGGTTCAATTGCTTTTTGCGCACTTTCTACTAGGATGAAGTCTGAAGAGTGGTGAAATCCGCCGACATAATTTGCTGATCCATTATTGGAATTATGATCCCAACAAATTTGTATAAAATCATCATTGATATTATCAATTGCATGAACAACACCATAGGGATTAACTGGTGCTGAATAACTAACATCCTTAACCCTATCACCAATTTTAAACTTTGTCATTTATTTCTCTCCTTTTGTGTTTGATTCTCTAAAATCACAATCTCATAATCTATGCACCATGTCAAACAAAAAAAAGAGCGCCTAAGCGCTCTTATTCTGATTCAAGGTCTACAAAACCTTTATGGATGTACATTGATGTGACTCCTGCATAAGCTTCATCATAATCAACATTCATATAAACATCATACTCCCCAACCTCAAAATTCTCTTCAACGCTTTCCTGTAGCAGTTTAATTAGTTCATTGACTTTCATTTCTTCACTCCCGGCACCAATCTCATAAATATCATATGCAATAGTTCTGGATGTCTAAGAATAGCTTCAAAATCTTCATAGAATAATTCAACGCTATTCGCTTTCAGGCTTTTTAAACTATATATCGACTGTGTTTCTGTTTCACCATTAGTTAAATTTACTTTCATCTAAATCACCACGAATAATAAAATTGAGCAATGAATGTTGAGATAATTGCCAACAAAGAAACACCAGCCACAACCAAAATAAAATTTACGGCAGGCAAAAAGAAACTCCATGTAAGCAATGCCGCTGCAATAGTGCTAACAACGTGTAGAACAATATTCATAGACTCTTTCCTTTTCCGTTTAAAATGTTGACAACTTCTTGTGCGCTTTTGTTTAAATCAAAATAATCATTTGTTGTAATGATTCGTGTTTTGTCAACACCTATAATTACTACCTGTTGCACATGATCAGGGTTAATCCATGTGTTTTCATTAATTTTAATCAGCATTATAACCTCTACCATGTTCTTTCGATAATATCTAGAATATCTTCTTCTGCAAAGAATTCTGTTATCTCAAACCAATCTAGCTTTCCAATACGAATTAGGTGATCGCAAATTTCTTCTAATCTGCTCTCATCTTCTTCAGAAAAAGGAATGATGATAGGCGCTTCATAACATTTGCACAATTTTAGGTATTTCATTTCAAAACATCCCCTTCAATATATTCAATTGCAAGACGCAAAGCCAATATTTCTTTCCTAAGTGTCCTTGCTTCTGACTCGTGATCTACTGCCAAACGAACAACGTAAGTGTTATACCCTTCTCTACTTTCAAATAGTCCCATTTCAGTCGCAAGACGTTCAACAACCCTTTCGCAATTTTCTAATCGCTGCTCATAAATTTCAAGCATTTTTCTAAGAGTTTTGATTGTTTCTTCCATACTCAATCCCTCTTATCTGAAATAACAAAGCTTGGTTCAAATTCAGTATTTACGATATGTTTTGTCACGACTCCAGTTTCCACACAAAGAACGTGGTATTCTCGGCCTTGTGGATATCCATCGTAGAACCAGCCATTTCGATCACCATCAAGTAGATAATTCTCTAAAGCTGCATCAGGACAAGGGAGAATATGAATCTCATATTCAACAGCATCGTGAAAAATTTCACCTGTATTTGGTTCAATTACTTTGTACGTTTTCATTCTCCATCATTCTCCCAATGATCAACGATTTCTAGAAGTTGGTTTGCAAGCTGTTTCAACTCTTCTGAATTACACTTCCAGAAGCTGGAAGGAAACAAATCGACACTAACTCCATAAGTGTTTTCATTGATCTTGAAATTTCCAAAATCACCGATATTTAGCTTTTTGACAGTTGTAAAAATACCCTTCTCTTCGCACCACTCTCTTACAAGATCAAGTTGACATTCAGATTCACCATTCAAATATTTTCCATTCTTATACCAACCATAACCTGTCAATGTATCCGAAGGATCATAAAACTGATCAACTCGTTTTTCCATCGGACCTACTTTACGTCCGTCACGAGTGCGATAGTATTTTCCTTTCTGAAGTTCAAATTTCATCCTAATTTCTCCTTTTTGTGTTTTAAGATAATAAACCATAGGCTATTCACAATCTCATGTCAAACAAAAAAAAAGAGCGCCGAAGCGCTCTTTGTTATTAATATTTGTATAGGGTTACATGCTTATATTCGGGGAATATGACAACATCCACGATAGGGGTTTCTACATCTTCATCGTAATATTCGCGTTCATTATTCATATTGATTTCATATTCCATAGCTGATGGATCGTTATCAATAAAGTTATTCAGTATTTGTAGTAGTTCTTTAACTTTCATCACACTATTCCCAATTATAAAGCCAATACTTAGGCGTTGAGTCAATAATGTTTGGCAAAGCGTCAAGAATTTCAATATCTCGATACATTCTTTCTTCACCTCCATCATCCGTTTCTTCAAAGCAAAGGAAAACTTCGTGATCTGCAATATCAGGATTTTCCTTTAGATGCGATGTCATCTTTTCAATAAGTTCAATTACTTTCATCACATAACCTCATGAATTTCGTTTAGGGTTTTGATAAGGTCACCCAATGTTTGTTTTGTGAAGACATTGCTATTCACTTCAATAGTGATGTGCTTATCAACACCAACTTCAAAATTATCTACCCAAACATGACCATATTCACCAGCCTCAATAACCCTAGTCACTTTTTCAGTGACAATAGTCTTTTCTTCTTCGTATGGAGTTGTGTACTGATCTACAATGCTTGATGTATGAAATTCTTTTGTACTTCCATCTTCATATTCAACTTTAATTGTATTGTGCGTGCTATAGTCATTTCCTCTGATAGAAATTACCTTTACAATCGCATCCGAATACCCCCACCAATCAAAACCAATCTTATACTTCTTACCGACTACATATTTATTCTGCGTCATCATCTTTCCTTTTCATCAAAATGTTAATCGTTGTCATGATAGAGACTATGCCCCAAAAGAAGGCAGGAGTCAACCAGCTGAGATAAATGCATACAGCCACAACCAATAGACTAATGACTAGAAGCACGAAATTAGATTTCATCACTCTTTCCAACCTTTTCAAGACCCTCGGTAACACCTTCTACAGCATCATTCAATGTTTTGCCATTGTCGAGAGGCAATAGTGCCGCTCCAATAGGTGCCTTGATCGTGTTAACTGTTGCTTCAACCAAACCTTCAATTGTGTTAGTGAAGATAGAAAGCATTTGTCAATCCTCTCTTAAACTTCCCAATAGCTGATATCAATATCAGAAAGCTCCTTAGCTGCTTCAGCATCCCAAGCATACTCAGGATCGCCATATTCGATCTTCTGCCATTCAAGGTCGTTAGCAACAAGCTTTTGTGCATATTCAATCCATTCTTCGAATGGCTCTTGACAGTAACCGGCAAAAGCTTTTGCAACTTCGATTTCAAATTCTTCTCTAATTAATTCACTCATAGTCCATACACCACAAAACAGTAACTAAGGATTGCCCCGGATGCAAAAGCAATTACAAGCTCTGCTGTCTCTTGCCAAGGGCGGCGATTTTCAAATAGAGCTTCCATCAAGCTTGGCCCATAATTCTCCATAATCAACTATTTCCTTCCTTCCTTTGTTGAGATAATGAGTTATCCTATACGCAATTGTTTTTGTCAATCCATAATCATGATCAGTTTGAAAGAAAAACTTCCATTGGTGATCCAACATATCACTATCATCATCAACAATTGCGTATCGTTCAATTTCAACTTTACTATTGTTGAGCCAAAATTGAATTTCACCTCCACGAGGTCCGCTGAATGAAGGCGTTACATCATAAATCTCAATTCCATAATATTCAAGCGTCTTAATGGCTTCATCCCAAAGTCGCCAAGCAGAAGACAAAACAATCCTACAATCAGTCTGCTCTACAATATCCTGCAACAAACGAACTTTTTGCGTATTGATGATAAACCCTGAATCATCATGCTCGAACCTTCCAGAACGAACAGAAAGATCATTAGTATCGTTCAATACTCCATCGCAATCAAGAAAAAGAACCTTCATCGTCATCATCTCCATAAAAGAAGTAAAGGACTAGATCATAAATTACATGACCTAGGAACGATCCTACAGCAACCACGATCATAAGCGTGAAAGGATCAATCATTTGTTTTCCTCCATAAGTTGCTTTATCCATTTTTCTTCAGCTTCAAATGGTAGAAAATAATAATCATTTTCTAGTTTATATTTTATGAAAGCTACAGCTTCTTCTCTACTACGAATCAAGATATTTAATCTCCCATGGGTTATTAAATTGACCATTCGAGCGTTCCATATAATTTAGCGCAAGAACGGTATCATATGCTGTTTTGAACGAACGGTATGATTTAAAAAATTCACCCGTATATGAGTTAACGATTTTGTACTTCTTCAAGCTCTTTAATGGCATTCTCTAAAACCTCTACTAATTCTTTGATAACGTGGTTTGGGATATCAAAATCCTCAACAAACTTAGATACGATATCTTTCTTCTCGTCAAGATAAATCTTTGCAAAGTTTGGATCATATTTGACGATTGTAGATGTGTTATCGATCAAATCTGCACACTTGATAACTTTCGCCTGCCAAGGAGCTTGCGAAAGTCGTTGAACGTCCATTGTATGACGCTTTGCACGATTGCCAGCCATATGAGGAACATTTGTCAAATGCCATACGTATTGAGCTGTTGTAAATCCCCAACCATCTTTTATTAGATCAAACGAATAATTACAATCCTCTACAATATCATGCAATAATGCGGCACAGATCATATGTGTATCATCAAAACCCCAAGAAACCAACTTGGTAGCTACAGCTTCAACATGATTAATATAAGGCTCTTCCGTGTATTTTCTTTTTTGATGTACGTGTAAAAGTTTAGCTTTCTCTCTTGCAGTCCATATCATCCAACTATGATGCCCTTCTTTCGAATTCATAATCTATCTCCAATCTTGACTTTTTACGTTTATAATGGTATATAAACATAGTTTTATTTACAATGCAAGCGGTAAAAGGAAAATAAATGGCGCGAGCTACAAAAAGAATTCAGAATGAACAGACTGGCGTCTTTGAAAGCAAATTCGACATATCTGTTGGTAAGACGGTAACTGAACTATCAGAACAAGGATATTCCCTTGAAGCTATTGCTGGTCAACTAGGCGTCAGCAGGCGAACAATTTATAATTGGGTAAAGAAATATCCTGAATTTGCTGAACTTTGTGAGATTGCATCTGACAAGCGTTTGTTTGCTTGGGAAACAAAGATGATTAAAGCGGAAAGCGGTCCATCGGTTCAGGCCGCAAGTCTTGCGCTTCGTGGTTCTGGTCTTGGTCAATGGCAGGATAAAAAGCAGATTGATGTTAGCGTTGAAACTAACCACAAGATCAATCTTGAAACAATGTCGCCTGAAGAAATCAAGGCTCTGATGAATATTGTTCAAAAACAAGAGACTTTGGCTATTGAAGCTGAATATGAGGAAGTAGGGGAATAATCCCCTACTCAATCCAAACCGAATAAGCTTCTTCTTTGCGCCTTTCAGAACAAAGATGTCCATCTTCGTCTATAACTGATATTGAAGTTACCGTATAGTTAAAACCTGTTTCTGTCTCAACCCGAAGATCTCCAAATGTTTCTTTTACCTTGTTTAGCTTATCGACAAGCTCGCTGATTTTCATATTTTCTCCAATTCTTCCAAATAAAACGGAAATACATTTCCACAATCAAATTTAACATGAATATGTGTTTCCTGACGGTTAAAGTTATTCTTAGACCATGTATCAATTACGCGCCCAACTGATCCCGGCGCAAGTGACGGGAATTTTTCGTCATACGAGTAATCTGGAAAGTCCTTGATCCTTACTTTTTCGTTAATGTGAAATTTTACTCTATTAATAAGGAATCCTTTCATGTCAAGTTGCGATGATAATAGACCACATGGCGGTGTTCCCGCTACTCCTGCAACCTATTGCGGACACAAGAAAACACAAAAGCGGACTCCTTTGGGAGAAGTAATTGACCGCGAGAAATCCGCTTATGCTGTAGTTGAAGACGATTATGATGACTATGGAATTTGTTAGTCTTCGTCGTTAAAATAACCGCCGTCTTTCAAAGATTCATAATACCATTCCCAATTATCTACTCCTCCATTTTCAAGACAATTAAGCTTGAATGATGAATCGACTAGCGAATCGTATTCTTTCTTTGTTATTGTAACCATTTCTTCTTTAGTCATAAAAACTACCTTCATCAAGATCATCGAAATATTCAAGCGGATTATAACCAGTGCCGCAAAGACCATAGAACAAAGCCCTTGCAATGAATTCCTGATCATCTGTTAGAACGGTAATGTGTTTCTTCCATTCATCGGAATAAACATCTGAGTGTTTACCAAGAACTTCACCGAAGTAAACGGTTTCTGGAGCGTTAGAAATTTCTTCTTCTGTCGCTACAAAGATTCCTTCCAAATCACCCATACGACCAAAGTCTTCATAATATCGGAAAATTTTCTGCATTCTATTTCTCCTGTTAAAAGTTAATAACCATCTACGCATACACAAAAAGGAAAACAATGTCAATCGATCTTTCGCAAATTAATTTGCCAAGTTTTAAGGAGCTTCAGATTGCGCTTGATCGCGCCGAATGTCGTGAATCTTTGGCAGAATTCGTTAAACGCTCATGGCACATTTTGGAACCATCAACGCAATTGCGTTGGGGATGGGCGATGGACGCTATTTGCGAACACCTTGAAGCCGTAACTGATGGACGTATTAAACGGCTTTGCATCAACGTTCCTCCCGGTTTCATGAAGTCTTTGCTCACGTCTGTTTTCTGGCCTGCTTGGGAATGGGGACCGGCAAATAAACCTCATATGCGATATATTGGAACTTCGCATGTTAAAGACCTTGCAATTCGTGACGCCACAAAAACAAGAACACTGATTGAATCAGATTGGTATCAAGAGAGATGGCCTCTCAATCTTAAGGACGATCAAAACGCTAAGTCTAACTTTGCAAACAAGCATGAGGGTTTTCGTGAAGCTGCTGCATTCACTAAGATGACTGGTAAGCGTGGCGATAGAGTTATACTTGACGATCCTATTGGCGCACATGATGCAAACTCTCCAGCCGAGCTTTTGAGCGCTGAACGTGCGTTCATGGAAACTCTTCCAACTCGTGTTAACGATGAAGACTCTGCAATAATTGTAATTATGCAGCGCTTGCACGAGCGGGATGTTACAGGGATCATTCTTGAGGAAGAACTAGAATATACGCACCTTATGCTTCCTATGCGTTTTGAGGCTGAACGTAGATGTTACACTGATATTGGATTTGTAGACCCTAGAAAGAATGATGGTGAATTGTTGTTCCCTGAATTCTTTAGTGAAGAGCGCGTGAACACACTTGAAAAATCTCTTCGTGAATTTGGTACTGCTGGACAGCTTCAACAGCGCCCTATTCCTCGTGATGGTGGTATGTTCAAACGTGAATGGTTTGAAGATAAATTTATTGGCGCTATGCCAAACGATGTTGTTTGGGCGCGTGGTTACGATTTGGCGGCTGGCACAAAGAAAACAAACGATCCTACAGCAAGTGTTAAAATTGGTCTGACAACTGATAATCGCGTTATTATCGCTCATGTAAACAACGAACGACTTTCCCCAAATGCTGTTCGTGCGCTTGTGAAACAAAATGCTGAATCAGATGGAACTCATGTTCGAATCTCCATTCCTCGTGATCCGGGGCAAGCATCGTTTACACAGGTTGAACAATACAGGCAAGACTTGATTGGATATGATGTAAGGTTTTCTCCTGAAACTGGCGATAAGGCTATGAGAGCTACACCATTAGCGGCTCAAGCTGAAGCAGGTGGCGTTTATTTGGTCAAAGGTGATTGGAATGCAGAATTTCTTGATCAGATTTGTAACTTTCCAAATGCCAAACATGATGACATGGTTGACGCCGCAAGCCGAGCTTTCTCTGAAGTTTTGCAGATGGTTCGCAAACCAAAGCCTAAAATTAGTACGTTTGGTGGTAGGATCGTTCGATAATCCATCAGTTTTCCATCAAAAATAGCAGAAATCCATCAGTTTTGTTTAAAGTGATGACTAAGCGTTTGAATATAACACATTGATTTTAAATGGTACTACACGGTACGCTAATCAATTTATCACTTTCTTCTACCTTTTTATATATAAAATATAATAAAAATTATAATATAGAAAAACGGCCCTCTAAGACTTAAAACCTTTTGGCCTGATAAATTGATGGATTTTGGACATTTTTGATGGATTTTAATTTTTCGCACCGCTATTGACTTTTAAAAGTGTTTAGTGTATAAATGATAAACAAAATCTCGGTGTAGCTTAGTCTGGTCTAAAGCCCCGGCCTTGGGAGCCGGTATCGTTGGTTCAAATCCAGCCACCTTGACCAAATTCATTCCAGTTCGTCTAGCGGTAGGACAGCGCACTTTGAATGCGCTAACTATGGTTCGAATCCATGACTGGAAACCAGATATCGCGTCACCTTGTCCGCGATTAATTAAATGCGCTTTCTCCTGTCTCCTTCCTTCAGCGCGGTCGTGTTTTTCTTCCTTTCGTGCGGCTAGATGAGGTACTAACAATTTTAAAAGGGTGTATTAATGGCAATTAAAGATTATTTTGGAAAGTGGCTAGGCGGCGCTTCCAAGCGAACTACTTCCGCCTATAAGGAAGCTGGTAAGTCTTCAACTGCTATTCAAGGCGGTACCGTTGTAACGAAAGAACGCAACCGCCGCCTTATTGGTGAAAACAAATTCAGAACCTACGAAGATATGATTTCCAACGTGACAATCATCTTCGCAAGCGTTAGGTTATACACAACACTTGTTGCTTCTTCTGCTTGGTCTGCACAACCAAAAGACGACAGTTCAGAATCTAAACAAATGGCTGAAACCGTTATGGATATCCTTAACGATATGGAACAGCCTTTTGTTGATGCGGTTAAAGCTGCTTCTCTTTATAAGTTCAACGGATTCTCTTGGCTTGAAATGACGGCTAAGAAGCGCGATGATGGAACTATTGGCCTAAAGTCAATTGAACAGCGTCCATGTAGAACGGTTCAAAAATGGGATGTTGATGACAATGGCAATATTATTGCTGTTGGTCAAACTTTACCGTTGACAAATGCGACTGCATATATTCCTCGCTGGAAATCAATTTACTTGGTTGAAAACCTTCTGACTGATTCTCCTGAAGGTTTTGGGATGCTTCGCGCCGTTGCTGAAACAGCAAGCCGTTTGCAAGAAATTCAAAAATCTGAAAAGATGGGTATTAACCGCGATATGCGTGGAATTCCTGTCGGTCGCGTTCCCTATGCGGCTCTTTCTGAATCTGGTATGAGTAAAGAGCAAATTGAAGAAGCCGCTTCTGCTGTAGAAGAATTTGTTAGAATGGTTCAGGTTGGTGAAACAACTGGCCTTGTTCTTGACTCTGCAAATTACGTTTCTGGTTCTAGTACGCAAACAGGCGAATCTCAATCTGTAACAGGCAATAAACAATATGATCTTGAACTTCTAAGCTCTGGAACAACCGGCCTTTCTGATGTCGATACGATCATTCGTCGTTTGAATATGGAAATTGCTCGCTCTCTTGGCAGTGAAGTTCTTCTTCTTGGCGATGGTGGTTCTGGCTCTCTCGCTCTTTCGAAAGACAAATCTAGCAACCTTCTAATTGCAATCAATTCATTGCTTAAGGAAATTGCTGATCAGTTTAACAAAGATCTTCTTCCATTCCTAGCAAAGCTTAACGGTTGGGATTTGGACTCTATGCCTATTCTTACACCTTCTGAAGTTTCTCAACGTTCCATTGAAGAAATAGTTTCTTCGCTTCGTGATCTTGCAAGTGCTGGTATCACTTTGGATAGGCGTGATGAATCTGTCAAGGAAGTTTTCAGAGCTTTGGATTTGACTCCTTTGGATGAAAGCATTAAAGAGGAGGATTTGTTTTAATGGCTATGATCACTTTTAACGGAAATGAATATTTCTCATACGCTTCAATTGAAGAAGCTGACACTTATATCGGCCCTACTGAATATGGGGCCGTTTGGAACATTCTAACAAGCGACCAAAAGGCCGGTTATCTTATTCAGGCTACAAGGTTCTTGGATTCTCTACCTTGGAAAGAAGAATGCGGTTCTACTCAAGAACTAAGACTTCTTAATCCAAATATTGTTCAAGCTTGCATGGAAATTGCAGCACGTCTTGCAAACGGTGAAACCGATATTATCAATGGTGGAAGTGCTGAAGGTGGCGTTCAAACTCTTAAAGCTGGATCGGCTCAAATTTCTTATTTCCAGCGTAGAAGCTGGAAGTTTGGAATTGGTGCTGTAGGAGCTTTGATTACTGGACTTCCTTCCGCTGTAGCTTCTCTTATTATTGAATGTATAGATGCGCCTAATCCTACTGGTGTAGGAAGGGCAAAATCATTTGGAACCTGTTATAAATCAACACTAAACAAATCTTGGGATTTATCATAATGGCAGAAGAGTCTTTAGAAGATAGGAAGTCTTTGGAGGCTCTTCTTACTAACCAGACTGATGAATTTAGGAAGTTTGTTAAGAAGTTCATCCAAGATATTAAATCTCCAGAATCACAAGAAATCATTCGTGGTTATCTTGATCAAGGAAGAACTGATCTTGTCATTGAATATATAAATAACAATTCTGATAATTTCAATGAGGCGATTCTAGCCGCTTTCCTTGCTGGAGCTAATTGGGAAACAAGAGCTATAGCCTCTAAAATCCTCGACAAGACTATCAGTGTTTCTTTCGACATAACTTATTATCAATCTATTTCAGAACTTGCAAGAATTCAATCACAGTTTATTCGTGATTTTAATGCTTCCTCTTCGGAATTGTTTGCTAAAATATCTCGTGATATGATTGGCGTTGGATATTCAGTTGATGAGGCTGTTAGGCTGATAGTTGAAAACTATGGATTGACTCCTAAACAATACGATGCTGTTCAATCCTATAGATTGGCTCTTACTAATCTTTCATCAAATGCACTTCAGCGAGAATTGCGTGATGTAAAATATGACAAATATGTCAAAGCTGCAATAGAGAACAACAAACCTTTTTCTAGAAGCGAGATTGATAAGATGGTTGCCGCTTACAGGCGAAAGACTATCGAATCAAGAATGCTTACAATAGCCAGAACTACAACAAAGACTGCATTAGAATCTGGAAGATCGCAAGCCGCTTTGCAGGCTGAACTTTCTTTGAATAGATTTGGCCTTGGTCTTGTAAAAGAATGGCGTTCAAGACGAGATGGTAAGGTTAGATATACTCACAAGCATGGAAACCTTGATGGTCAGGTAATACCTGAAAAAGATTTCTTTGTTTCTCCTTCTGGAGCAAGGCTTGCTTATCCCGGTGATAGCAGAGCGCCAAGACGTGAAACTATTAATTGTCGTTGTTTTTTGTTGAGATATGTATCTGCTTTAGAAAGAAGCTATTGACATTTGTTTCAACATAGTATATAAAGGATACAAAATGACAGAAAATGTCATTACTACATCAAATATTGCTAAAGTGGATGAATCTCTTGGTCTAGTCTTTGGTTACGCAATGGTATCAAAGATTGATGGCGAAGATCATTATGACCTTCACGGCCACCACATTCCAGATTCAACTATCCTCAAAAGCCTTTTCAAATTCGCTCAAAAGCCAGTAGCAAAAGAAATGCATACTGGAGAACAAATTGGCGAATTTGTTTTCATGTTCCCCCTTACTGAAGAAATTGCAAAATCGCTTGATATTACTGCAAAGCAATATGGCGCTTTGGTGGCAATGAAACCAGATAGTAAAGAAGTAGTTCAGAAATTCGTTTCTGGCGAATACACTGGTTTCTCTATTGGTGGAACTGCCACAATGCGGAAAGTAGATTAATGGAACGATATATTCTTGATGATATCAATTTGAATGAAATCTCTGCTGTTGATGATCCCGCTCAACCAACTGCAAAGGCAACCATTTTTAAACGTGCCGGTACTTCCGGCGAAAACACCAACCCGGAAGAGGAAAGCATGACCCCGGAAGAAATTGAAAAGAAAATTTCTGAAGCTGTAACGGCTAAAGAAGCGGAGCTAACAAAGTCTTTTGGCGAAGACCTTGCTAAAGCTGTAAATGAAGCATTCGAAACAATGTTTGCTTTTGATGGCGATGAACTTGAACTTTTCAAGGCTAAGTCGAAAGAAGATCAGGATGAGCTTATGAAGCTTACTCCAGAAGAGCGCAAGAAGAAGCTCAAGGACGAAAAGGCAACTGACGAAGTTGTTAAGTTCGAAGGTAAGGAAATTGCTAAGTCTGCTGTAGGCGATGCAACTTTTGCACTTTATAAGCGTCTTGAAGCAATGGACGTTGAAGTTGCTAAGGCTAAGGAAGCTGAAGAATTTGCAAAGCTTGAAAAGCGCGCTTCTGAAGAATTTGCTAATCTGCCGGGAACTGATGTTGAAAAGGCTTCCATCCTCAAAGCTGTAAACTCGCTTGACGCTGAAGTCAAGAAGAATCTTGAAGCAATTCTTAAGGCTGCAAACGAAGGCCACAAAGAAGCATTCGTAAAGAAGGGTTCCGACAAAGCAATCGATCTTGATGATATTGCAGTTAAGAAGGCCGCTCTTGATTCAAAAGTTAGCGAAATTATGAAGGCGCGTGATGTCACAAAGACTAAGGCTTTTGAAATTGTCGCTGTAGAAAATCCAGAACTTATCTAATTATAAGGAATTAATTTAATGGCTGTTCAGCGTATTCTTGGCGAACATCGTGATGCACTGGTTGCCGGTGCTGATCTTACTGATGCTCTTTTTCTTGCCGCAACTGTAAACTCAAGCAAGCAGATTGTTATTGCTGCTGCTGATTCGAATCCAACGGGCTTCATCATTGAAACCGCTCCTGCTGGTCGCCCTGCTTCCATTGCTACGGGTGGTATTATCAACGCTAAGGCCGGTGGCGTAATTGCTGCTGGTGCAGAACTTTCGGTTGCTGCTGGCGGTAAGGTGGTTGTTGCTGCAACTGCTGGTGAAGGCTTCGGTTATGCACGTAGTGCCGCTGCTGCTGAAGATGATGTTGTTGAAGTTTACTTCAAGTAATAATTAAAAGGAATTTTATAAATGGCTACTGGTACTGATAACATCGTTGGTGATATCCATATTGACTCTTTCCTAACGAACTATTCGGAAAGCTTCATTCAGGATGAATCGACTTACATTTCTAATGCTGTTGCAACGGTAATCCCCGTTGACAAGCAGAGCGGCGTTTATCAGAAGATTAATCGCTCGTACTACCTCCGTGATGAGCTTGCACCTCGTCCACATGGCGGCACCCCTGTTCAGGTTCGTTATGGTGTTGAACGCGCTTCGTACTTCGTTGACGAACTCGCAGCAGAACACTACATTGATGACCGTCAGCGTGCACAGAACGCACTTCCTGCAAACTCTCTTGATCAGAACGCTGTTCGACTTCTGACGACTAAGGCTCTTGTTAGCCGTGATCGCCGTTGGGCCGCTGCTTTCTTCCGTCCGGGTGTTTGGTCTAACGACAAGACAGGTATTGCTTCTGGTACTCCTTCGGCAAGCCAGTTCATTCAGTGGAATCAGGCAGGCGCAAATCCTCTCTCGGACATCCTTCTGGCTAAGGATGAAGTTTCGGCACTGACTGGCAAGGTTCCTAACACTATCGTTCTTGGCGCTAATGTTATTACCCGCCTTCTGCTTTCTCCAGCACTGGTTGAACTGATCAAGTACACGCAGCGCGGCGTTCTTACCGTGGAACTGCTTGCATCTCTCTTTGGTGTTGAGCGTGTTGTTGTTGCCCGTTCGGTTTACAATGCTGCTGATGAAACTTCGCTTCCGGGTACTCCTACCAATCCAAATGGCGATACTCTTGATCTTCAGTACATCGTCAATGCGAATGGTGCTTGGCTTGGTTACGTAGAACGTACCGCCGCAATGGATGCGCCAACTGCTGTTGCAATGTTTGCTTGGACTGGCTATGAGCCGGGCTTGGTTAACTCTCAGGGTGGTATCATCCGCCGTGGCCGTGATGATCGCGCTCGTTCGGATTGGTTCCAGATCGTTGACGCAACTGAATTCGCCGCTGTATCTCCTGATCTTGGTGTTTTCTTCAACAACGCTGTTGCTTAATAGCGCTTAATTTAGGGTGGCGCAAGCCACCCTTTTTTTTGTTTTCTAGGAAAGGAAAAACTATGGAATATCGCGTATTACGTTACAACACTCTTATTGGTGACAAGACTTATTCTCTTGGTGATATTGTAAAGCATTTTGATGGCTACCCTTGGGATCAGGCAATTCACAACAAAGCAATTGAAGCTGTTGAATTCAAATCACCAAAGGTTGAAAAGAAAGAGCCGGAAACTAAGACCCCTGAAAAGGTTTTTACAGATAAAGAAGTTTCCGTAGTTAAGGCTGGCATTTGGTATAAAGTTTTGGATGCCAATGGCGAACTAGTAGGAAAGGCAACTCGTAATGAGGAAGAAGCAAACAAGATCGCAGAAGATTACAAGAACTCCTAAATATATCGCTATGACTAGAATTACCGTTGCCGAACTTGACACTGTAATTCGTCGCGGTGAGGAATTCCCCAATGATCTTTTGCTTGTCAACTATGAAAAGCTACTTGCACAAAAACTAATCGTTACGCAATCTGAATGGGATTCTATCGATCAATCTATTTGTTTTAGTTGTAGGGTTCATTAATGGTAAGCTTCCTAGACCCTAATTCAAACACTGGCCTAAGAAGCCAACTCGCAAAAGGATTTAAAGGCCGTTTGTTGGTAGGTGTTTTAACACGTAAGACAAATGGTGATGTAGATGAAAGGGGAATTCCTCAAACGATTGAAACGTCATATAGAATGGAAGGGTTTGTTGATAACTACTCTGCATTTTATCGTCGGAATGCTGGCATTCCTGACAATGACGTTAAAATTGTATTTATTGCTGGAAATTGCGATACTGATCCTATTAAAGATGACAGGATTAAATTTGCCAATTTTCCGCAATATCAAATTCGAGCGGTGGAAACTGATCCTGCTTTAGCTCATTTTAATTGTCAATCTTATTCGGTAATTTGATATGGTTTTGGTTTGGAATGATAAATTAGTATCAAGGATGTTTGAGGCTGTAGATGATGGCGTTGTTGATGCAACGCAAGAAGTTTATGATGAGACTTTAAGACTTGTTTTAGATACTCCTAAAACTGGCAACATCTATAGAAATAGATTGCATAAAAATGCAACACATCAAGCATCTGCACCTAATGAATCTTTTGCAAACGAAACAGGAAATGCATTAAAAAACACCAAGACTGAATTTAAAAAATATGAAGGTGTAATTTCTGCTGATTACGAATATGCCCTAGCGCTGGAATTGGGAACCGTAAAAATGGCCCCTAGACCTACTTTAACTAGAGCGTTGCTTTATAAAAGAAAAGACTTGGCTAATATAATATCAAGGCCGTTGAAGAAAGTGTTAGAAAGATGATTGATTTAAGCGTTGCTATTCGTAAGCATCTATTGACTATTCAGGACTTCGTTGATATAATCGCTAATTATAATAACAGTGAATCTATATTCACTTATAGGCCGGTTCCTCAAGATGCGCCATATCCTATGTGCATCATTTCAACAACTTTAGGCGGCAATGATAGCGATTACATTAATTGCTTCAAAAGAAACATTTTATATAACGTAATAGTTTACGATAAAAACTTAACTCCAAATCAATATGTAAATATAGAACGTGCTGCTAATTCTGTGGCACGTTCTTTTCATCGAATGAATCCAACTTCTTTGGATATCCAAGGCGTCAGAGTTGTTTCTGTTACGGCTTCTAATCCGTTCCCCGCTCCAACTGATGACAATGAAACTATAGCTAGGGCTATAACTCTCAACTTCGAAGTTAATTATTAAGAGGAATATAAATAATGGCTATCTTTACTGGTGCCGGTACTATTGTATCTATGACCCCTACCACGACTCCACCAGCAACTAATGATGAAGCTGGTTATGCCGCTCTGACATATGTTGAAGTGGGTTGTGTTGAATCTCTTGGTTCTTTTGGACCTACGCGAAATCAGACTGAATTCACCTGTCTCGGCGATGGAATTCTTCAGCGTCTTCCGGGTGCAGTTGACAATGGACAGCTTGAAATGACCATTGCATATGATGACACTACTACGGCTTTCCCACTTCTCGCTGATGCCGTTGATAGCGGTCTTACTTACTACTTCAAGATCGAACTTCCAAATAAGCAGAATGCAACTGGCACGAACGCTATTTGGTATTTTGGTGGTAAGGTGACTGCTAACGCTGTTAACGTTGCTGGTGCTGATGACGTTGTTACGACTACCACGACTGTTACGATTAACACTAAGCCTGTTCGTGTAGATTCTACGGCTGGCACATAAGGAAATATAAATGTTTGAAACCGTGAAAATTGAATTTCCCGGTGAAGGCGTTTTTGAATTGGTTCCATCGCTTGATGCGGTGGAACTGATTAACGAAACGTTTGGGGATTTCAACCGCGCAATTGAGGCTGTAGGTTCTTTGAACTTCAATGCAATTGTTGACGTTGTTGATGCTGGACTTGAAAAGAAGATTAAGAATTCTGCAAAGGGTTATTCAAAGGCAGGACTCAAAGAATCAATTTATGCAAAAGGCTTCATGGAAGTAATGCCTGATGCAATCGAATTCATTATGCTTTGCGCTAATGGCGGTAAAAAGCCAACTGAAGAAGATGACGGCTCTAAAAAAAAGACCGAATGACTTATGAAGATTTCTTGAAATGGCTCTTTAAAGTTGGAACTGGCTGGATTGGCTGGAGTGCTAAAGAAACTCGTGCGGCTCATATGCAAGAAATCATCTTGGCTTATGATGGTCACGTTGAAAAGCTTCAAGCAATCCATGGTTCCGGCGAAAAGAAGAAATCTAACAGCAAGAAATCATCTAATGAGCCTACACCTAAAAAGGCTGTAAGTTGGGAAAATTTAAATTCCATTTTTGGAACCACAGAATAAGAGGTTTATATCATGGCCGTTGTAGGTGAGGCAAGCGTAAAAATCACTGGCGATCTAAAGCCCCTTGTCGATGCTTTGGCAAAGGCTAAATCAACAGTTGCGCAATTCGATAATTCTCTAAAACAAACAAGCTCTACAGCGACTAAGCTTTTCTCAAAGCTTCAAAATCAGCGTGTCAAGATTGATTATTCTGCTGTAACGAAAATGAATCAAAGCTTTGATGCTGCTCAACGAAGAATTGAAAAGATCAATGCGACGAAGATTAGGCCGCAAGTAGATGCTCCTAGCCTAAGCTTTTTTAATAATCTTCCAGATCAAGTGAACCGCGCTCGTAGTGCGGTTTCTGCGTTTGATTCTACCTTCAATAAGGTGTTCGCAACCGTAGGCGCTTATCTTGGAACAAAAGAGCTTATCAATTATGCTGATACTTGGACGCGACTAGGAAACGAAATCGCCGCCGCTTCTCAAGTAGCTGGCAGGCAAGCAAGATCACTCGAACAGCTTAACGATTTGGCTAATCAGTCACGTTCTGGAATCAGTGAAACGGTAAACCTTTATGCTCGTATTCTTCGATCAACAAAAGATGTTGCTAAGAGCGAAGAAGAAGTAGCAAGGGCAACTGATACTGTCAACAAAGCATTTAAGGCTGGTGGCGCTGCTGCATCGGAACAAGCGGCGGGTATTCTCCAGCTTGGTCAGGCTTTGGGTTCCGGCTTCCTTCAGGGTGACGAACTTCGCTCCTTGCGTGAAAACGCTCCTCTCGTAGCTCAAGCAATCGCTAATGAATTTGGTGTAACTATTGCCAAGCTTAAAGATTTGGGCGCTGAAGGTAAGCTTACAACGGATCGTGTTTTCCGTGGCATTCTAAATGCTGAACAGAATATCAACGCTATCTTTAATACGACTACAGCAACCATCGGAGAAAGCATAACAAGAGTTAGCAATGCACTGACTCAATACATTGGTCAGGCTGATAAAGCTCAAGGCGCAAGTGCTGTTATTACTTCGGCTCTAACAAAACTTGCAAACAATATTGACACTGCTGCTGACGTTGCATTTAAATTTGCTGCTGTTTTGGCTGGCGTGTTTATTGGAAGGCAGATAGGAACAGCGATTAACAACATTGGCCATATGGGTTCTCAATTGTTGACGTTTACACGTTCTCTTAGAGTGGCTTCGGCTACAGCCGGTTCTTCTTCTATTGCATTTGGCGCTCTTGGCGCGGCCCTTGGTCCTTTGACTGCTATCATTGGTGGTCTTGCAAGCGTTGCTCTTTATTCTTATATTTCTTCCGCTGCTAATGCCGAAGCTCAAACTGCTACCCTTCAAGCGGAAATGGTTAAGCTTGGTATCGTCTCGCTTAAAACCGCTGAAGAAATTGATAAGGCTTCCAAAGCAACAGATAATCTCTCTGATGCATCAAGACGCCGAAAGATTCAACAGATTCGTGACGAAATTGATAATGTTCGTGAAGGTTGGGCGCTTCTTGGTAATGAGAATAACTTTGCTGCTGTAATTGATCAGGCTAGAAATTCTGCAATCACTTTTTGGGCTAGTGTGAACGATAAGCAAGGCGCTGCGGGAATTGAGAAAGTCCTTAATGATTTTAAGAACTTTGAAATCTCTGCTGCTACTGCAAAGATCAGACTTGAAGAAATCAGAAACACTGATATTACAAAGCCTGTGGCTGATGCTGCTGATAGGGCAGAAGAACTAGTAGAACAGGTTAACAATCTTAACACATATCTTATTTCTTTGGGTGAAGTTCCCGGCCTTCTTGAAATCAATTCTCAATTTGAAAGCTTGAGAAATAGTGTTCAGGGTTTCCAAGATCAAGGTTTCTTGAGTCAGGAGCAAGCCGATTCTCTTGATACTGCAATCAAAAAGATTATTGAAACTGGAGAAGTTACGGAAGAAACTAGAAAGACAATTGAAAGTCTTAGTGGTATTAGCCCTAACTTGGGTGGATTCTTCCAAAGCCTTGATACTTTGGTCGGCAAGCTTAATCTTGCTATCGCCCGTTCTCGTGAACTTAAAGCAGTAAATGTTGATGGTGTTGATAATGGTCAATTAGGGCCGGATGCTGCTCCATTCTATAAAGATCGTGACGCTAAGGCATACGTTGAAGAGCAAAAGAAGTCCGCTGCTCTTAACGATAGAGACTATAAGCTTTCCAAGCTTCGTGAGCAAGTTCGTAAAGAAGCTAAAAAAGACGAAAAAGACCTAACAGAAGAGCAAATCAACCAGATTGCACTTGCTCGTTTGCAGGGTGATATTGACCGTCAGAACGAACGTAAAGCGGAACGCGAATCAAAGAAGAAGCCAAAAGAAAAGAAAGAAAAGCTTGACGACTACCAGAAGGAAGTTCGCTCTACTCAAGAACGAATTGCCTTGCTGCAAGCAGAACAAGAAATTCTTCAGCAATTCAACCCTGTAGTAAATGATTATGGCCTTGCACTTGCTAAAGCAGAAACGGCGCAAAAGTTGCTTTCTGACGCAAAACGTGCTAATATGGAAGTATCAAAAGAAGAACTAACATTGCAAGAATTGCTTGCTGGTGACTTCGATAGACTTTCTCCAAAAGCTCGAAAGCAGGCCGAAGACATTTACTTCCTTGCCGATTCTTATGGTGCTGCTGTTGCAAACCAAAACCAACTTAAAGAAGGAAACAAAGAATTAGAAGAACAATGGAATACAATCCGTGAAGCTTCTAGGTCTGCTGGTGCTGGAATTGTTTCTGATCTTGTCAAGGGTAAATCAGCCGTAGAAGCATTGCAAAATGCCCTTGGTAAACTTGCTGACGCTTTCCTCAAGATTGGTCTTGACATTCTATTTGGTGCTTCTGGTTCTGGTGGCTTTGGCGCTATTGGTAAAATCTTTGGTTTTGCTGACGGTGGTTACACTGGTGATGGTGGCAAGTATGAGCCAAAAGGTGTTGTTCATGGCGGCGAATACGTCATGTCTAAACAGGCAACTAAGAATATTGGTCTTGGAAACCTTGAAGCCCTTCATAGAATGGGTAAGAGGGGTTATGCAAGTGGCGGTTATGTTCCAAGTGGCGTTGCTGTAAACAATTCTTCTTTGTCTCGTCGTGCTGGCTCTATTGGCGGTGGTTCTCAACGTGTAGGTGTTGACGTTGGTGTAAGGAATTACGTTGACGAAGATGGTAATTGGCGTGCCGCTGTTCAAGAAATTTCTTACAGTGTTAGCCGTGATGTTACGCAACAAGGCATGGCTGAATATAACAGCCTTCTCCCTGATAGAATGCAAGAAATCCAAATGAATCCTAGAAGGAGAAGTAGAGTATGACGAAGCCACTTTCATATCTTAATGATCTTTTGTGTATTGAAAGTGTCGTTTGGGATATTCAGAGAAACGATGAACTTTCTGGAACTGGTGACGGAAGGGTGTGGCAGGCAGAGCTTGCCCCGCCTCTTTGGACGGCAACATTTAATGTCAATGTGAATTATCACGATGAAATTAAAAGACTAGCCGCGAGGATAAGAGCTTTGAGAGGTTCGCAAGAGCCTCTGCTTTTAAATGATCCTATTTCAAAGAATCCACAATTTGATAAAAACGGCGCTCTAGCCGGAACAAACACTATAACGATATCGTCAATCACAAATGGTGGTTATACGATTGGTTTGAATGGTTTTTCTCCTTCATTTCAATTGAAGGCCGGAGATAAATTTGAACTAAATTATGGAACTGGACGAATGTCTTTCCATGAAGTTAGTGAAGATTATACATCTCTCTCAACTGGCGAATTTGGAAATGTAAATATTTTCCCTAACATTCCAGCCGGTGTTGCTGTTGGTCAAGTAGCTAAATTCTACAATCCAGCTTGTCAAATGATAATTTTTCCAGACTCATTTAATCCCGGTAGCGCTTCAGGGTTGTTTACCACAGGTCTTACATTTAGGGCAATTCAAAAGAAATGAGAAACATTAATCCAAATTTTCTTGCTGCCTTGTCGCAGTCTCGCGATAGCGGGATTGTGCCTAGGCAGTTTCTTTTTATAGAAACAAAAGAAATCTCAACTGGCGCTATTGTTCGAATTGGTTTTTGGAATGGTGATGAAGATATTAACATCACGGTAATTTCTCCTACAACCGGCTTGGAAGAAGCTAGACAATATTACGGCGCTCAAAATTTAAAGATATCACCAATTCCAAGGAACTCAAAACTTGAGATTGAGGAAGTAACAGCAACTCTGAACCAAATTTCTGTTCAAGCTCAAACAGCCGTTCGCGGCTATGACTTGAGGCTTTCTAAAGCAGAAATACATGAATGCTTGATGAATGGTCGCGATCCTGTATCTCCTCCAGAATGTGTTTTTCTTGGTGAGATTGATGCTGCTCCTCTAAACACTCCTGAAGTTGTATCAGAAGGCAATATCTCAATTACTATGGTTAGTGATGCCATTTCAATGTTGAGTATTGTTAACCCTTTGTTGTCTTCTAATGAAGGACAGAAGCTTAGAGATATTAATGACAATTGGGGCAAGTTCGCTTCAACAGTAGCAAAGTGGGATGTTCCATGGGGAAGAAAACAGAAATAAAGCGAATAGAAAAATGGCGCGAGCCTTTTAGCAAAGCTGTAGATGATCTTTATCATAAGCCTTTCAAATGGGGCGAAAATGATTGTGCTATAGGTCTTGTTAGAAAATTGGTTCTTGCTATGACAGGAAAAGACTTAGCAAAGGAATACGAAGGTCAGTATTGGGATGCTAAGACAGCATTCAAAGTTATGAAGTCGAATGGTTTTAACGATGTTGCTGAACTGGCTTCTTCTATTCTTCCTGAAATTCATTTGTCGGAAGCAAAAATTGGCGACATTGCAGCAATCAAAACTGATGACGGATTTGGTTATGCTTTGGGCGTAGTTAATGGAGAGAGAATTATCGTTCTCTCTGAAAATGGAGTTGGAAGTGTTGATTTGTTTTCAGCCTCCAGATTTTTTAAGGTAGGTTGATATGCTTTGGCTTTTTATTCACACTCTCATAGCCTTCTTCTGCCTAACAGTAGTTGCTAATGCTGGATTTGTAGCTGCTGCATTTACTTTCGTAGGAAGTATTTTTGCGGCTGGTGGTCTAGCTGGTACGCTTCTTAAAGGTGTATTATATGTAGCTTTGTCAATTGGTGCAAGCCTTTTGCAGAAAGCACTTGCAAAGAAACCATCTATTGAATCTGGAGGCTCAAACCTTGAAATTCAGATGGGTGATGATCAGCCTGCAAGTTTCCCTGTAGGTGATACGGCTTTAGGCGGGAGGCGAAAATATATTGGTGTTTGGGGTAACGATGGCGACACGCCAAATGCTTATTTGACTGACGTAATCGAATTTTCAAGCTTGCCAACTTCTGGCGATCCTACTTTTTGGGCTTCAGAACAAAAGCTAACTCTTCTCATGAATCAGCCTCACTCTGATGGTCGTGGTTATCCTGTCCTTGAATTCCGTAAGGATGGTAAGGATTATATGTGGATTAAATGGCATTTGGGTGATCAAACTGCCGTCGATCCTTACTTGTTCAATAAGTTTAGAAACAACGAACGTGGAATTGACGCCAACTTTATTGGCATAGGTAATTCATATGCAATCTTCACTTGCCTTTATGATAGTGAAGTTTACACATCTGGTCTTCCACAATGGCTTATTGAGCCTAAGTCTATTAGGCTATATGACCCTAGAAAAGATTCCACAGTTGGTGGCAACGGAACACATAGGTATTCTGATCCTTCTACATGGGAACCTTCAAACAATCCTATGGTTATTGCATATAATATTATTCGTGGTATTAGATACGGCAATCAATGGATGTTTGGGGGTCAAAATGTAGGAGTTCATAGATGGCCTCTTTCTAATGCATTTGCTGCAATGAATGCTTGTGATCAAATTGTTGATGGTGAGCCTGCATATAGAGCCGGTGCAAACATCACTCTTGATATTGAGCCGCTTGACGTTCTTCAAGATTTGTTTTCTGGCTGTTCCGCTCGTCCTGCCGAAGTAGGTGGATTCTTTAAAGTCACCGTTGGTGTTCCGGGCGCTTCTGTTTTTGGTTTTACCGATAATGAAGTTATTGTCACAAAATCGCAAGAGCTTGAACCATTCCCAAATCTAGGTGAAACTTTCAACGGTGTTACGGCGCAATATCCTGAGCCTCAAGAAAGATGGCAAACGAAAGATGCTCCTCCTAGATACATGGCTGATCTTGAACTTGCAGATGGTGGTAGACGTCTAGCTTCTGGAGTTTCTTTCCCTACCGTACCTTATCCTAATCAGGTTCAGCGCCTTATGCTGGCGATGATTAAGGAATACAGAAGGTTCAGAATTCATAGAATTTGGTTGCCACCTGTAGCATATGTTCTTGAGCCTAACGATGTTGTATCTTGGACTTCTGCAAGGAATGGCTACACAAACAAACAATTTGTTGTGCTTGATGTTGAGGGCTCTCAATCTATGGCACAGTTGGTTACTATCAAAGAAGTAGACCCTTCTGATTATGATTGGTCTTCTGATGATAGATTGCCTATGGATTTTGGTTGGATTGGCGTTATCACTCCCCCTTCACAGGTGGTTAAAGGTTGGTCTGCTGAAGGTACAGAGATTAGGGATTCTAATAATAGAAACAGGCGAGCAGCTATTAGAGTTTCTTGCGCTCCAGATGTTGAAGGTGTAACCCATGTTTGGGTTCAAGCTGTTCACTTGTCAACTGGACAAATTGTTTTCGATTCTGATCAAATTGTTTATGCGTCTCCTTTTAGTTGGCTACTTGATAGTCCAAACATATTGCATGATCAAAGATACATGGTAAGAGGCCGTTATATATCAGAGCTAAACCCAAATCAAAATTGGTCTGATTATATCGAAGTTTTGACGCCAAATATTCGTCTTGATCCTTATCTTGATATTGACACTGAAGCTCTTGAAGATTTCATTGGTGTTGCTGATGAATGGATTGGTTGGAATACTCGTGAGAGTATTGAACAAGCAAGAAAGCTTATGCTTCTTGACATTGACCAAGACGTTTCAAACTATAAGGACAAACAGCAAGTCCGAATAGAAATGGCAAGCACTTACCAGAATGCTGCTGCATATGCTGACGTTGCAATTACTGTTGCAACCGGCCCAGGATCGGCTATTTCTCAAGCGCTTATTGATCTTACTGCTAAGGTTGATAATGATATTGCTAACGCAATTACTGTTTTGAGCGCACAGATTCAAACTGTTGATGGAAAGGCTAACGCAAACGCAACAGCTATTACAAATCTTAATGCTAAGGTTGACAATGTAGAAAGTAATGTTACAATACGGGGTGAAGCTCAAGCAAGCCCCGGTGGCGGTTGGGCGCGTTATGGTATTCAAGTTAGAAGTGGTGGCGGCGGTAATTGGTCGCAAGCATCTTTCTTTATGGATGCTCAAGCTGGCGGAACAAGCCGTGTAGTTTTCTTGGCTGATCAATTTGTCGTTGGTGATGCTAACGGAAACATTGAAAATGCATTCATTTATCAATCTGGTGTTCTTTCACTAAATGCCGCTCGTGTAAAAGAATTGCGTGCTGGCCTTATTCGTAGTGCAAGTGGTGCCGTAAGATTTGACCTTGATGCCGGAACTTTGATTTTCAGTGACAACACTTAAAGGATAAATTATGGCAGATAGACTATATATGAAAGATAATCCACCCCGGCTTATTACCTCTAAGCCGGGGTATAATGCATCACCTTCACTGGATTATATTTACAAGACGTTTGACAGTGATTGGTTTAATGGTGCTGGAATTCGTTGGATGTTTAGAGTTTATTTTAGCTACGGAGGTGTTACAAGGCAAAATAGAACTGTAATGTTTCCATATGCTTTAGATCATGTTCCAAAATATTCTTGGTTTTGGGGTGGATATAATACAAATGCTAAAGACGCAACAGCACCTTTTTCTAATTTCTCACAACAACCGAATAAGAATCTACCCATGTTTAATTCAGCTTGGCAGACTGCTCCCGGTGGTGGTAGTTCTCAAACACCGAATAACAGCTTCAGGGTTTATAATGATAGATGTGAAATCATAGATACTCTTGTTGCTGGCGTAGATAAATTTGGAACTTTAATAGTGTATCAATCATGAGTGAAAGACTTTTTCTAGGCCAAACACAAGGAAGGCAACTTCTAAGAATTACACCTCCCGGTGTTAATGCAAGCAATCTTACTTCAAGAAGCTCGTTTTCTTCAGATGGCGATTATTTACGGGTTCATGCTGTAGTTGATCAGCAATTGAACAGAACCAATAACTATCATTGGGGTGATTATAGCTTTCCGGCTCTTGGTTATTTGCCTATGGCTTTCTTGAGTATTACACACACATCTCTAAATCGCGTTTTTTATCCGAATGATAGAAACCCTGCTACAACAGAAATGAATAATTTTTGGGATTGGCAACTGCAAGATGGTCATGTGTGGATTTACACAACAGCCGCTTCCACTTTCGGAGGTAATTATAGAGCGCGGGTACTTATTTTCAAAAATAGAGCAGATGAGTTTATAGGCGCATGACAGACAGAATTAGATTTGATGCAAGTGGAGCTAGAATATCAAAACCGGGGATCGATGTTAATGTTGCAAACGAATCGCAGCTTACACTATACCCCGGAATGTCTTCTATGTCTCTTGCAGCACAAGACACAGTTACTATTCCGGGTGGACAGAGAATAACTGTTAATTTCAATAACCCTAGTCAAAGACTACCATATGTTATTTTAGGTGCAACTGATGGAACAGCCCCGGATAGAGAAACGTTTTGTGCGGAAACATCGCCACCATTCAATTATATGTATATAAGAAACGATGTTCAATCTGGAGCGCCGACAAGACAAATAACATATGCCGTTTTGGTTGACAATCTATTTATTTAAAGGAAGACGATGAAACAAATTAATATATCGCCTGAAGTTGCCATAAGAGAGGCGGAAGCGTTAGCTGAATTTTGGCGTAATCGCGCCCTTGGTCATTCCCAAATGGCTTATGTTCAGCAAGCAAAAATTCAAGAACTGGAAGACATTATTTCTCAAGATGAGAATGAAGGAGTGCCAGTAGTGAAATCAGAGGTAATTGACAATGGCAATTGATATTGATCAGAGTTATTATAATACTGGAACAGCAACAGTTGCGAATGGTGGAACCGTTGTAACAGGTCAAGGCACACAATGGACTAGCTCAATTAGAGCTAACGATATATTTGGAACACATAAAGGTGATGGTGTAAGAATTCTTTCTGTTGAAAGCAACACTAGCCTTACACTTGCTTATCCTTGGCAGGGAGATGCACAAACGGCGGCAGCTTATGAGATTCAGTTTACTCCTTACGACACTGGCTATTATCCAGCAGTAAGACAGCTTTTGCAGACTATGACAAGCGGCAATGTTGAGGCTTTGGCGGCTCTTGTCGGTGCTCCTAATAGAGTTCCTATTTTTACAGGTCCGGGTGCTATGACGTTAGCAGACCCATCAACCTTTGGTATCCAAGACCCAAACAGCAGTCTGGCGAAGCTGGCGGCGCTTACGTTGGCTGCAAATAAGCTTCTGAATACGGATGCCAACGGCGACCTTGCGTTGAGCGATATTACAACAGCTGCAATTGCACTGCTTAATCTAGCTGGATCGCCCGTGGAAAACAGTATGCCGTTTTTCTACAGCGATACAGCAGCTGCCCTTACGCCTTTAACCTTGCGCGCCCGCACATTCATGGCCGCATCAACAGGTGCCGCGATGATGACAGCTATGGGCGGTGAAGTGTTCGGAACAGTGACCAATGGTGGTGTTATTTGGCCGAATGGTGAAATGGAGCAATGGGGAGAGGTAACGACACTGGATAGCGGTGGAGGAGCCAATATTACTTATCCGCGTGCTTTCGGGAGCATTTCTGTTTTTATTCCAACCCTCCTAACGGATTGGAACTCAGTCAATTTTACACCAGTAATCTACCAATCATGGGATTGGGGAGTAGACCGAAGAACGGGTCAAGTTGTTTGGTGCCGTCTCATTAATGGTACGAGCGGATCAGGACCGCTAACAGTTGGCAATATCCGTTGGTATGCGAGAGGTAAGGCCTAATGTCAAAATTTGCAATGTTTGACGAAAGCGGCTTCCCAACCGCTTTTTATTGGCAGGACAATCACACTCCGGAAGTGCCGGTTGGTGCTATTGAAATAACCGACGAACAATGGCTGGAATTTATTGACAATACTGGCTTTAGGAAATGGGAAAACGGGCGTGTGGTTGAATACGAGCCGCCAACTCCCGAACCTCAGCCGGTTGTCACTATCCTGCCAGCTGTCACATTGTGGGAAAGATTGACAGAAGCCGAGGCTGATCAGGTGAATGAAGCTATGGCAACGCAGCCTTTTCGTACTCGTAAGATATTCGAAACTGCTGCAACATTCCGCTCTGATCATGAGCTTTGGCCGCTGCTTGAGCAGATAGCAAATCAGCTATTCGGTGAAGCAAGAGCTTCAGAAATATTATCAGGAGAATAAATAAATGACCATTAGTCTTGATATTGGCGACAGCCGCCATATTATCAAAATCGCAAAAGAAATGGGGCTAAACATGGCCCCACCTCTTTTTGTTAATTATTAAACCAATTAAAGTTCTGGTCACTCCATAAATTTTAGATATATCTGCTTGAGAATATCCACCATATGAATACATTTTTCTTATATTAATGACATCAACCTCTTTCAATTTAGAATTTGGCTGTTTTTCTCCATAAGTATGCCTACCCTTTGAAACCATATCATTAGAATTGTCTTTCTTAGAACCTAAGAAAAGATGTTTTGGATTTACACAATAAGGGATATCGCATTTATGACATACGCACAAATTTGCGTCAATTTTAACTTCGTTGTGAAGTTCGTATGAAAGTCTATGAGTATATATCAAGCCTTCATTTCTCCTCCCTAATCCTATTTGACCGTGACCAAATTTGTCACGATATCCATTCCAATACCAACATTCATCAACAGAACGTTTATCAACCTTATTCCAAAATCTATCTTCTAGCGTTTTCATAAACGTTTGATAAAATTAAAAGAAAGAAAAGTCAATGACAATAAATTTAGATTTAGGCGATTCAAGATATATCATTAAAATCGCAAAAGAGATGGGCTTTCTTCGAAACGAGTTAGCTTATGTTTTATCCACAGCATATCACGAGACTTGGCATACTATCAAGCCAATTAAAGAGACACAGAAGCCAACAGAAACAACGGTTTCAGATGCAACGGTTAAATCGCGTTTGACTAATGCTTTCAAGAAAGGTCAACTTTCTTGGGTTAAAAAAGATTACTGGACTTCTGGATTCTTTGGTCGGGGTTATGTTCAGCTTACGCATGAAGATAATTATGCAAAAGCAAAGAAAGAGCTTGGCGTTGACTTTGTAAAAAGTCCTTCGAAAGTAATGGAACTTGAATATGCAACTTTGATTATGCTACGTGGCATGAAAGAAGGTTGGTTTACTGGCAAGAAGTTGTCAGATTACATCACACTTTCCAAGAGCGATTATTTCAATGCTCGTGCTATTATTAATGGCGACAAAAACAAGGTTGATAACGGCAAGAAGATGGGTGATCGTATTGCAGAATATGCACGATCTTTCGAAAAGCTACTTATTGCCGAAGGTTATGGAGTAGAAAACGTTGGACAAAAACAAGAAAGTGTGGTAGAATCTACACCTATTTTGGTTCCTGAAGAAACACCTGAAGAGGTTAAACATGAAATTTCTGATGCTGGTAAAGAAGCTGATAAACCAGTCCTTAAGAAAACAAGAACTTGGACTTGGGGCAGTGTTCTAGCCGCCGCTCCTATGCTTGGTTTTGGTGGCCTTCATTGGGGCGCGCAACTTGCTCTTGTTCTTGGCGTCATGGGTGTTGCTATTTACGCTCTTATCACGATCCCGGCTGTAAAGAAAGGGATTGAAAAACTTTTCGAATAAAGGTTGGGAAAATGAAATACCTTGTAATCATCGGTGTTGCATTGGGTATTGTTGCGGGGCTGATGTATATTGGCCCTAAGCAATATTCTAATGGATATGAAGCCGGTAAAGCCGCTATCGCTGTTGCTCTGGCAAAGAGCAAAGAAGACAACTCAAAATTAAAAGGAAAGACTGATGCGGAAATTGATGCTATGTCTGGCTCTGATTTGTGCATCGTCCTTGGTGGGTTGCCAGACGATTGCCGTAAGTGATCAGCATACAGAATTCAAAAAGGTTGAAATGCTTTCCCCTACTGCCAAATATCTTGTTGAAAATGATATTGGTGCGGCAAAGACGATAGCCAAAAACAATGCTTATGGCAAGGCTAAAGGGTGGTGGGATTGATGTTTGATTTAAATATCTCTATCAGCACAATCATTGCCCTTGGTTCTATTGTTGTTGGCTTCATCGTTCAGTGGGTTAGTTTGAAAAGCCGATCCGAAACTAACGCTTCTAAGATTCAATCTAACACAGAAAAAATCACACACTTAGAAAATACAATGGTTGAGATGCAGCTTGCTATCGCAAAAGAATATGCACCAAAGACCATGATTGCTGATGTTGAGAGTAGAATTCTTGATCGCATGACAGAGCAAAACAGGCAGCTTGCTGAGAACATTAAAAACCTCACAGACGAATTTCGTGAGGTTAGAAAAATCCTTATGGAACGTTGACATAACCCTTTCATTATGCTAAGAGATTAACATCTTTTAACACAGTGGAAGGGTTTTATTGTTTTGGATTTCGATATTATTAAAAATGCAGCGCGTCTATACGCAGAATACGGAAATAAGGCTAAGGTTGCTCGTGAACTTGGCGTATCTCATAGGACCGTTGGTCGCTATCTGGAAAAAGCAGCGCTAACAGGAAATGACGGCCTATCATTGAAGTCTGTTCCATATGGTCACAATGTTAAAGGTGTAAGCACTCTATATGACGAGAACGGAAACGTTCGCGCACAGTGGGTTAAAACTCGTGTTGATGGTCCTGATGTAGAACAGCTTGCCGAATACTTCACTGAAGCTTTCAAGGATATTGAATATTATTCTGATTTTCAGAAGTCGCCAGACGTAGTTAATGATTACAAGATGACTGTTTATCCTCTTGCTGATTTGCATTTTGGTATGCAGGCTTGGGGCGAAGAATGCGGCGATGATTATGATTTGAAGATTGCTAAACAAACAGCTATTGAAACGTTCGCGAAGCTTGTCGAAAAGTCAGAACCAACAAATGAATGTTTGATTGTCAATCTTGGTGATGCAATTCATATCAACGATTCAAAGAACATGACTCCAGCTTCGGGACATATCCTTGATGTTGATTCGCGATATCAGAAGATAATTTATACGGCTGTTGAAGTTTTTGTTAATATCATTGACATTGCTTTGAGTAAGCATAAGCGTGTTGTGTTCCGCAACGTTGCCGGTAATCATGATCCTGATGCTACAGTTGCATTGAATATTGCTTTGAAGATGTTCTCTAAAGACGATGATCGAATTGTTATCGATGATAGTCCGCGACAGCTTAAAGCGTATAAATATGGTGTAAACCTTATTGGTATGTTCCATGGTCATACCATGAAAGAGGAACGTGCTGCAATGGCATTGGCTTCTGAATATAGCGAATGGTGGGGGCAAACAAAATTTCGACACTTGTTGCATGGTCACTTCCATAGCAAACAAAACAAAGAGTTTGGAGGGGTTGATGTTGAAGGATTCAATACTATCGCAACTAGAGATGCTTACTCTGCGAATGGTGGGTATGTATCTAAGCGAAGATTGACTTCAATAACATACGACTTTGAAAAAGGCGAAGATTCACGCAGTTTTGTTAATCTGATTTGAGGTGATTACATGCCTGATCCTATAGAAATCTGAATAAAATAAAAGGGGCTTTTAAGCCCCTTTTTTAGTCTCTTAATTTAAGCAAACTTCAGTTGGCGGCTTAAATCTATATTTAAAACTATCTTCAAGTTCATTTTTCATTTCATCAGTCATAAAAACAGTTACAAGAACTGTGCTTCTATTATAATTTTTATCCATACACCACACAGAGCCTATTTGCGCTCCAACTCTTATTACGTGGTGAAAGAACTCTCCCAATGAAGATTTAGTTAGGTTTGGTGAATGGTGGTCACTTGTATGCCACCACTTACCACCATTATTCTTTATTCTCCAATCTTCTGTTATCATGCAAACATCTCCCTAATGTCATCAAGTGTATAAGTTGACAAGTCGCGCTTACCTTTAAGATTCTTCAGAATCTTTCTGTCTGGAGCGCCACGGCAAATCAAATCAGTATAGTAAGCGACACTGCTACCACCAACACGCAATGTTCTATCTTCAGACTGCTTACGGTTTACGTAATGTTCAGAAGAAGAATAATAGATTGCACGAGTACAAACATGTTGTAGGCCGTCCGTTCCTGTTCCTGCTGAATCTGGTGTTGCCACACAGAAACGAATTGACGGATCAGCAATGAATGCATCTTTGTTTGCAACCTTTTGATCACTGGTAACATTACCAGACAAATCAACGGCTTTGTTGCCAAAGTTCTTCATCAACAATTCAGCGTCCATTTTAAAACGGCACCAAATAACAATCTTTTCATCTTCTGGCATAGTCTCAAGCCAAGCATTCAAAGCGTGCATTCTTGCGTTATCAAGGAACTGATAAGTTCCATCATCACCGACAAGGAAGCCATTGCTAATCTGCTGCATTTTAAGAGCCGCAGACAATGCAATTGAAACAGTAGCAAATTCGCCATTGTCAAGCTTTGTAAGCCATTCGTTTTTGACAAGATCGTAATGCTTCTTTTGTTCAGCCGACATGTCGAAAACAAATTCATCACGAACTTTCTCAAGGCCCATTTCTTCCTGTGAAACACGAGAAGAATATGCTTCAATTTTCTTATACAAATCTTCAATGTTTTTGTGACCTACGATTTGATCGGCAAAGCCATTCCAACGCGTTTCACAATATTGACGTTTGAAGCCTGTAATGAACTTATAGCCTATGATTGATGGATTAAGGAATTGGAAAATTCCAAACACACTAATCAAATCCTTTGTGATCGGCGTACCTGTCAAAACAGCTTTCCACCGACACATTGAAGCCAACTTAACACAAACCTTGTGTCTTTGGCTGGATGGATTTCCAATCAGATGAGCTTCATCAATACCAAAATTTATTCGGCCTTTATGCCTCTTGATAAACTTTTCAAGCAATGCTTTGCCTGAAGGAGTCTTCGCAGCGTCAATGTTCATTACAACAGTCTGTAGACCATCATAAGAAATCATATGTTCATAAGCGGCTTCAGCAGCTTTAGACTTTTTCCACAACCACGCCTTGTTG